CATCTGGACTGTTAATAGTAATAAAAAACTTTCTCTTAAAAAATACATAGATATGGTTCTAGATGCTGAAAAACTTATTATTAATAAAGTTAAAACAGGCTCTCCAGAAATTTTGAAATTAGAAAAAATAAAAGAAGCTAAAGCCTATAAAGCAGATGAGTATAGTTCTCCATATTTTCAATATCTAGTATGGCAAGAAATATTTGCAGATAAATATGGAGATGCTCCTGAACCAACTTACATGGCTATCAAAGTTCCAACTATCATTAATTCTAAAACAGATATGCAAAATTACATAAATTCACTACCAGAAGATTTTAGAAACAAGTTTACTAATTTCTTAGCCAAAACCAAAAAAGAAGCTATTAAAACTTATAAATTTCCTTTAATTATAACTTATGCTAAAGGTTTACCTGAAGAGGTTATGCCTATACTTGATGTTAAAAGAATTATTCTGGATAATTGTAAAGTGTTGTATATTGTTTTAGAGTCTATAGGTTTCTATATTAAAGAAGGCGAGACGTTGCATGATATGTTAGGTATACATTATGATGTTAATGAAAATTAAACAGAAAGGTTATAATATGGAAAAGTCATTAATCGATTGTTTAAGAACAAATGCTGTATTAGAGTTAGTTACTATACCAAAGATATATAAAAAATCTGATCTCATGCGTGTAGGGGAAGTTTTAATTTTTAGGCTAACTATGTTGTTGAAAAAATGTAATTTAGATATTACTAACTTACAAATAGTAAGAATATTAAAAGATGAGGAATTTAATAGAAACATAAAGAATACGCTTTTTAATTTGGAAGAAGAACAAGATGTTGAAATAGGGATCAACTTTATGCTACCGCTAAAAAAAGTAACATATAGCGAAGAATTCGATAGTTTTGTTTACTATATAGAAGAACCTATTATAGTAGAGAATAAATCTGAACCTGATAAACTAATAAAAGAGAATCTAGAAAAGACGGATATTTTATTTGTTAATTACACAAAACTAGACAAAGAGACAGGTATAGAAGATAATATTTTAATTATAAAAGAACAGACATAGTCTTCTTAAGAAGACTATGTCTATGTGTCGATTTTTTCATTAAGAACCATGACATCTTTATCTTTTTTATCAGGGTTATAAAAAGTATAGCCAACTATAATACCTTCAAATTTTACAGGACTTATATAACGCTTTTTAATATCCTCTTCTATCATAAACCATTTACTCTCATTTATAGCACCATCACTTCCACCTTTATAATAAATTTTACATCTTACAAATAATTCACCATCAAGTATGTATTCATTAGGTGTGTTGTAAAACTCTATATAGATAGGTAATCTTTTTGTATGTATATGTTCCTTATCCATAAAATCTTGATAGATTATGCTTTTAAAATCCTTATCTAATGCTACTTGATAACTTACTCCTACTATATCCCCATAATTGTTAAGATCTATGTAATCGTCTAAATAAATTAATGCCATAATAACTCCTTATCTTTGTGCTTGTGATGAATCTTCACTAAAACACCACAATAAAAGGAGCATCTATGAACAATAATGATTTCATTAATTTAATAGTTAAAGAAGTAGAGAAGATATACGAAGTACTTAATACTGTTCTTGATGACGCTAGTGTGTCGTTCAATGAGAGATCTATGAATTATTATAGATCTGATAAATTAAAATCTATGTTTAAAGATAGTGTAATAACTAAGAGTCTAGAGAACATAAATAGAACCCTTAAGAACAGGTTCGGTATTAACTACGCCGTTTATAACACAATGAAAGGTAGTTTTTATATAATAACTCCTCCATTAGATTATAAAACTGTAAGTTTAGCTATAGATAATTTGGATGCATTATTTCCTAAAAAACAATCTATATCTATCCTATGGGAAACATTAGCTTCTCAGAATGAAAAGAGAATGTATGAAGTTATGAAAAACATAACTGATGCTTTAAAACAGAATAAGTTAAAAGTATATCCTAATAAGTTATATGTTAAAGGTTTAGATAATGTAGAATTTCCGATTTATATAAACTTTATGGAAGCTATAGTAAAGAACGTTACTCCTACTGAGTTAGTAGCTATAATGTTACATGAAGTAGGACACGCATTTACATATGTAGAATACATGTTCACTACTACTAAAAATACATTAGTGTTATTAGAGAATTTTATGTATGAAAAATTTACTAAAAACAAATCGGATATAGAGTCTATAACTATAGCTTTAGAAGATACTGGTATTAAAGTGGATAGTAAATCAGCTATAGGTATATTGCAAGCTTTAGATATATTCGTTATTAAAACTTATAAGCTAGATACTAAAAAAGGTATAATGAACATAGACTTTGAAAGGTTAGCAGATCAGTTTGCTACTAAATTAGGTATGGGGGATAGTTTAGCTTCAGGGTTAGTTAAGTTAGCAAGTTTAGGAACTATAGAAACTAATGACACAAAAACAACAGAAATAAAACCAATTAATCCTTTTATAAAAACTATAAAGATATTTATTATACTTATAACGACTTTATTAACTTTGATAGTATTCAATATTTTTGGTATACTTATATTAGGCTTTATATTAGGTATTAAGTTATTAACATTTATATTAGGTTTTATAGCAAACATCATTCTCAATATGCTTAAAGCAATATTTGGATCTAAAGAACAGAACCAACACTATGATGATTTATTTAAACGTTTAAGGAAAATAAGAACAGAGTTAGTTAGAGAATTAAGAAAACTTGATCCTAAAGATGGTATAGGATCATCTATTATATTAGAACAGATAGAGTCTATAGACAACACAATGAAATTAATTAAAGAGAGATTCTCTATACTTAAAAAGTATGGATATAGCACAGACAATTTAAACACAACAGATAATAGAGAACTCATTAATGAAATGATAGAACTTCTTGAAGATAATGAACTTCATGTATTCAAGAATCGATTTAATAAATTAAACAGCTAAGGAGAATATTATGGTAGAATATAAAATAACAGATTTACCAACAGATTTTGACGAACTTGTGGAAGCGTTTGAGACTAGGGCTAAAAGTTTTAAACTTAAATATCCTAATTTCTTAGTACTACATAATGGTGAAAAGAAAAACATTTTTATATCATATCTTTTAGATGTCCTGGACGATATTAAAAATAATCGTGGTCCTGTTACGCTAGATGACGAAGCTCCTTTAAGTTATTATAAGAGTGAAAAATTTAGACAAGATTTAGCTTATGTTTTAGCTACTGCTAGTATAACATTTAATAACACTTTATCGTACTTGCCTGATTTCAACATCAATTATAAAAAGTTAGCTAGAGATGTAGCGTCTATGTTAATAGATGACAGAGGTATTTATAGCATACCTGCGATAGTAAAATCTAGACCGGATATTTTAAAATCATTTGGTTTTGAATTAATATCAAACTCATTAGTTTTAAAAGTTCTTAGTGAGTTCTACAATGTAGAAGAAATCATAGACATAATAATTAATGATAAAGTTGAATTTTAACAACAGTAGATAGGGAATAACCCTATCTACTGTTATATTTTTATTGTTACTATATTAACATCGGCATCTACATAAGTATCGCCATTATCGTTAAATTTTAATCTTTTACCTATAATAAATTTTGTAGATTTTTCAGAATAGTCTATATATCGTATATCATTATTAGGTAAGAGATCGATTTTAATACTTTTAACTTCATTTCCTAAAAACTCCTCTATCTCTTTTTCTAAATCATTGATCTTAAAGTTGTCTACTAAGTACTTCTCTATTATGCCAACTATTTGTAATCTTTGTTCGTCTGTTAATGAGAAATTTATGCTATCTTTATCTACATATAAGGTTATAGTAGGTTTTAAGAAATTATCAAAAATTAGATAACTATAGTTATAGTTAAGTATAACCTTACCTAAGTTGAAATCGGATATATATTTAAACTTAGTATTTTCTAATAATTGTTTATTAAATTCAAGGATCTCTTTTCTTAATATATTTCTAAGTCTTTTATGGTAATCTAATATATAGGCTACATAATCTAAATTAGAAGTTCTTAAATAGATATCTTCCATAAGATGTATATTGATGTTGTGTATAACGCCTACTTCATTATCTATAATAGGATTACCATTTTTATCTAATATAATATCACCTTTTTTATGTTTTACAATAGGATCACCATTTTCGTTTTTAACTACGTCGCCTTTTTTATGTAAAACTTTAACTTCATAATCTACGATGTTACCATTTTCATCATAGATAGGGTAAAGTTTAGGTAAACCATCATCATCTAGTTCATACACATCTTCACTATACGTTAAATAAACATCCTTGTCGTAAGTCTTAAATTTTCTCTCCGTATAATCTATATAATAATTAGAAAATAAAGTATCTATCCTTGTTAGAAAATCTAAAGTAGACTCATCCTCGTATATAACAGCCACAACATTAGTGTCGCTTATATCGTCAACTCTAAAATTATGACCGGGGGCTGCTTGAGGGTCTTTAGTATATAGTCTAAATTTAGCTTTATTGCTATTACCTATATAAGCAGTATTGATTTCTCCATAATTACTAAATATTTGCATAAGGTCGTTTTTTGTTATATAAGGATCATAAGGTATAGTGAACTCAAATATTAGATCTGTATTATCTAAATAAGCTTTAGTATTAAATTTTATCTCTTCGTTATTGTCTAATGTTACTGACAATTCTCCGTATAGTTCTTCTACATCTAATTCTAAAATATTGGTATTACCATCTATAACATATTTTACAATATATTTATTGTCATATCGTATAACTGATCTTGATTTTATAACTACTATAGTATTTAGATCATCATTGTTATACTCTGTAGCCGTTGAAACTATTTTAGGTTCTGAAACATCATATATCCTATATTCTAATTTCTCATCATTGTCTAAAATATATTTAAAGAAGTTAAAGAATATCTTTCTATTATTATATTCGTCTATATTGCTTTTAGGTAAATTTCTTATATATTCCATTTCTTTTTCTTTAAGTATAGTGAGTCTACCATCTTTAAACTCAAACATTTGGTAAGGTTCTATAATGACAGATTTATCTTCATTAACGAATTTGATTTTTGTGTCTGCAACTTCTGGTTTAGTAAATCTAATAAAATCTTGATAATCGTTAGTATCTATTACTATATTGGGATTTATGTTTATAATAGGTTTATTAATAAGGAACTCTCTTTTAAATATAGTATCTAATACATATCTAAACCTGTAACCATACCTACTTGCTTTCTCCTTTATCTCTTCTAACGTTAAAGGTATTTTATTATCACCTGTAGTATAGTCTATGATTCTATTTTTCAGTTCCATAAAGTCTATCTCATTTTTACCACCTGTTATGTCCGTATAAGCGGTCACAAAATGATTGATGTCGCTTATTTTAAATACGTCGGGTAAATCTTCTTCATTAACTATGGTTAAAACAAATCTGTCAGTATCATATTTAGTTATAGGTACTTCTAACGCTCCTTTAGTAGTAAATAATTCAATATCGAACCTATCGCTAACAACTCCTTTTAGATTATAAATAACAGGTAATTCTAGTGTTACTTCTTGTTGTAGTGCTTTGACTATCATAGTCGGTATATTAGGGTTTATATTATAATCATCATGCGTTATATTAAGCTTTATTTCTTTGTTGGTTAATGGATTAAGAGTTTTCACTACGATGTAGTTAAAATAGTCTTCTATCTTAAAAGTCTTTTTATAAGCCATAGTGGATATAAAGTTATCGCTTATTTTAAATCTAGTTAATTGTTTCATAGGTATTCTTAAAATCATCCAGTCTTTACCGTTGTTATCTTTAAATATACTAGACTCTAAATATTCGTTTTCTTTTTCAGATATTTCTATTTCGCTATTGCCTTCTATTTTACATATTATCTTTTTAGAATTAGGATAATATTTAATAACTACGTTGTTAAGTAAGGTAAATGTGTATTCATTGTTTACTTTAATATAACTATATTTTGGTATAATCGCTAGATAATAACCTTTACCTTGTGTAGAATTATTTATAAAGTTTTCAATATTTATAATAAGGTTAAATATAGCGTTACTAGGAGAACTATAAATATTAGCTAACGCAGAAGAGTTAAAGTGCGGGAAAAGATCTTCGGGTTCTTTAGCTAGGTTAGGATAAACTCTTCTTAATAAAGCCATATACCCTTGTAGAGTTGAAGCCGCCACATTAGCACTATTTTCTAATAGAAACATAAATGGGTTAGTGGGGTCTGTTATATCTAAATTACCATCTAAAGCTTTTTCTAAATTGTCTAAACTTGTTTTTTGTATTAGATTAGGATCTAATAAATAATTTTTAATATCCATATTTTACTCCTTTACATATATAAATTTGATGTTTGTGTGTCGTCTGCCGGATTAGGCATAAAGGCAGTATTTGAAAGATCTATTATGTCTTCAGAATTTAATTCTTCGGTTGTTTCATCAGTTTTTTCCAAATATTTATCTGTTTCTCCTTTTTTAGCTTCTTCCATTATTTTCTTATAAACAGGGTCATCTTTATTAATAAGCCAAACAAATTCATTTTTAGATATATCAATAATAGGATATGATCTATAATTAAGTAATGGTAATAAATCGTATGGTACTACCTCTAAATTACAGGCTTCTTGTTTTAAATAAGCCCTTACTTCTGGATTAAAATAGCTCCAAACTCTATTGTAAGCTACAAAAATCTTAACATCGTTATACAAAGCTCCCATGCACTTGAATGTTATGTTTATCTCTTTTGTCTGGTCTGAGTATGGTATATCTTTAGAGTAATCGAAAAATTTACCAAAAGGTAAGTTAGTAGGAAACGCAGCGCCTGTACAAGCGGCTTTAGTTATGTATCTACCACTAGGATCTGTTATGAACCTATATATCCTAGTATTATAATCAAATTCGTTTTCTACTATAAAATCTAAATAAGGATGTATTTTACCTTCAAATACTAATGAAGCGTATTGAACCCATACTTGGAATAATAATGTCAAAGGTTCGTTTATTATGTTTTTAAAAGTACAATTAAGATCATAAACATCAAATATCTCAAATGTTCCATCTATCATAGAGAACTGTTCTTTTCTCATACCTGAATTAGATGTATATGTAGGTGAAACCATATCAGGCCAACCGCTTATGTTAGTTAAAAGATTGCTTAATATAGGTATAAAAGGATTATACTTATCAACTAGGGGACAATCTTTCTTTTCATTATTGTAAAAGTTAGTACCAGGCATTTCTACTATGCCTCTTTGTAATCTTGGATCTAATGTCGCTCTTACAAATCTTGGTATACTTAATTCTTTGTTAGTTAATAATTGTAAAAAGTATCTAACATTACTTATGTTAATTGTAGATAAGTTAAGTTGTGGTCTCGTAAAGAATGTAAATCCGTGATGATCTTTATTAGGTAATATAGGAGGTAATTCCCTTAATATATTTATACCATAAAGATTTTCACTTACCATCCTACTAAAATCACCCATCTCTGTTCTTCCTATAAATTTTTCCATAACAACTCCTTGTATTGCAATTTTAATCAAACCAACGCCTATTTTGTTTTGTTTGATTTTTGCCTAAGGTAACAAATTATGTAAAGGAGTAATTATGATAGGTAAGGCGTTTACTAAGTCGTTTTTGATTTTAGCTAATATCTTTAAATCTATTGGAGATCATGAAGATGACAAAGTTTTGCAAAACCTTATGAAGAGAAGGGATATCATTGCTAAAGGGGATATCACAAAGTTAGTAGGTAACTTCGTTGTTACACCATTTATATTTGTAGACGAAAGTCTTAAATACATGGATCCTAACGATTATAAAAAACTTGTACAAACAGAAGTTAAATTGTTTATAGGGTTCTTAGCTACTGCTTATAGAACATTAATAGAACTATATGGTTACAGAGTGGCAGATACTGTCGCGTTACTTAATACTAGAAATGTTGGTATAGATGAGTTAGAGAGATTAAGATCACTTATAGCGGAAGAATCTTTAACAACAGATTTTGTTACAGATGTAGTAAAAGAAGAAGGAACATTAACTATAGCACAAGAGGCTAAGTATATGAGAAGTTTAGTAAGAGAACCACTTGATTACCATATGAGTAATGCTGAATTTAATAAGCTTAAAGATACGAAAGCATTCATAAATACTGTTGATTTACAATTCAATATTTATAATTCCATAACTTTACCTAATGGTAAAAAAGATGTTAAACAAATGACTATTTCGGTACCGTTAATAGTTTATCCTAATATTAAATTTATTAACGCTGAAAACTTTATTAACAATATGTTAGAAAATGATCACGATAAAAAATTCCTATCAAGATTTTGGGATTGGAGAGCAGGAGCTATAAGTTTAGCAGACCTTATTTTAGCATCTGATTTAGTAGAAAAATATAGAAAAAGAAAATTGAGTAACGAATCTGATATAGCTAACTACTTAAACAAAGTTGACAAAGTTACTATGGTTAAAGACCTTATTAACGGAACTAACTCTTTTGCTAAAAACTATAATATTTATATTTTTAACCAAGACAAACAAGCACTTATAGAATCTAACATAAGAGGAAGCTTATTAAAAGATAGATATAAAGATAAAGTGTTGGATAAGTTTATGGGGTTTGATTTAACATTTGTGGATTTAGAAAAAGAACAAGTTACTGTATTTATTAAAAGTATACCTGGATTTAGCATTCTTAATTTCAAAATGTTAGAAAAAGGTAAAGAATCTGACGTTGAAAAAGTAGTTAAAGAATTCTTAAAAAATAATCAACCATTTTAAAAATATATAAGGAGTAGATGATGCATAACAAACCATACAGAAGAAGAAAAGTGACTATGGAGCATTATGTGTTCCAAAAAGAAGAGTTGTTAAATATTTTAGACAATATAGATAAAGAGTTTGGTAAAACAATATTACCTGCTATAACTGATTTAATAAAAGAAACAAAAGACAAGAACAATATTACAGAAAGTGTTCTGGCTATCAATTTTAAAAAAGTTGCCTCTATAAAGACAGATGAAGATATATTTAAGGTAACCCTAAAAGCATTAGAAAAATATAGAAGCATTTTACCAACATTAAAAGATAAGATAGATGATGTTGTGGAAGACACTTTAGCTTCTAATACGTCAGATCTTAATAAAAGACTTATTTTAGCATTAGTGAGTGAAGGAGCTTTCTTTTTAGAAAATACTCCACTTATTATAACTAATATTATAAATAGATTCTATATAAAAGAGAAAAGTAAATTGGATCAGGAAATCAAATCCTCTATAGCAGGTAAGACAGTTACTTTTTTTAATTTAATACCTGAAATGCACAAAGCGGATTTAAAAGCAGTTGTTGATGCTATAGGTAACATACCAACTATAACTACTCTTAAAATGGAGAAAATTTCGGATATACCATCCGAGATTGTAGTTATGGATTTTTTAAGTAAGAAATTCAATTTCAAAGATCTATTTACAAAATCATTTGTTGGTAAGCTTTTAGATCTTGTGACATTTAAATCAAATACCAAACACTCTCGTAAACATTCTCGTAACCATAATAAAGTTATGATAAAAGAAGATATAGGAATAGCAACTAATTTCATAGGTAATCCTATTTACCATTTAAGATTGTTCCTGGTAGATCTTTCATTAATGAGATTAGAAAATCTTAAAGAGAAAAAAAGATTATTAGAACTTAAACTACTAGAACTTAAATCTAGACAATCTGGAGATATCAATAATGAGAAACTCAGAAAACAGATAGAGTTCTATGAAGAGAAACTTAATAAACTGGATATGAAGATTAAAAAATATATGGAAGTGAGGGTGTAGTAAATTAACCCTCATTTCCTTATTTATCTTATACGTCCAAATTTGATGAATTAAATTTATGATAAGGAGTGTTAAATGTCTACTGTTACAGTATCGTTAAAAGAAAAACTAAATATAACCAAAGAAACATTAAACGTTACGAAAGAGATCGTTAAAGAGTTAGAAACTAATTTAACCGATGATATTTTAAAAGCTAATGAATACTATAATAATTTCTTAGAACAAGAAAGACAATTGGTCTTACAGGAAGTTAATCTTAAGAAATTAGAAACATTATATAATACTAGCAAATTAGGTGTAGCTAAAGAAAATTTTGTACCGATAATAGCAGATACAATACAAAATATAACTGGTGAAAGCAAAGATTCTATATTAGTAGAATTATCTGTAGGTGAAGAAGGCATATTTTCTGCTATAGGTAAAGGTATTATGTTTGTCTTCAGAACCATTATTAACATAATCGCTAGTCTTATTAAGTTTGTTATAGGTATTATAAAAGCCGTTATAAATTTTATATTAGGACTATTTGGAGGTGGTAGTTCAAGTGGTGGTGGAAGTAGTAGTGGGGGAAGCTATTCTACTACTGTTAAAAAAGCCGTAAAAAAAGCTAAAGATAAAGTAGATGAAGTTAAAGAAAGAGTTCTAACGGAAATTAAAAACAAATTTAAAAAAGAAAATAACATAACTTATAAAACTATTTTCGATATAGTTATAAAAATAATGAGAGACTATGCTGAAGACTATGTTAGACACATTATTGGAATTAATAAAATATACACACATGCTATACCTAAAAATGGTGATGACAATATTGTTACTGAAGGTTCTGAATTAAAGATATACTCGTTAGCACCTGTATTCGAAGGTTGTTATATGGGTAATGTTGCAAATTGCGAAGTTGCCTTAACTATAGGTGATTTCTTTAACGCTAAATATATAGAGAATGTGTTTAAGTATATTAACAATACTACAAAAAGTTTAGAGTCAGTAATAGAATCTCTAAATGAGAAAAAAGATGCTATTGTTTATCCTTTTCTAAATTATGAAAATGGTATAGTAGATGGTTTATATAAATTTCTAGATAATATAGATAAGGGGTTAATGCAATTGCAAGAAAAATTAACGACAGGCGGGTTTAGCGTAGATTTATTTAACGATTTTGAGGAAACAACATTAGTAGAATTAATAAAATTATCAAAATTAAATAGTGATGAAAACTTCTTAGGATTGAGTTCTATTAGGACATCTAACTTCATTAATAGATCATTTTTATCTAAAAAGGAAAGTATTGAAAAACTTATAAACAAAGAAAAAGTGGATTGGGATAAACTTTCACAACTTATAGATAAAACCATGAACAATGAGGGTATACCTGACGATAGTAGAATTATGTTAGTTCTGGATTTTATAGCTTTTGCTAAAAACATAGATATAGAAGACACAGTCTTAAAATTAAAAGCCGAAAGTATAGATCAAGATTTTTATAATTTATTAACAAGTTCTATAAAATATTATAATAAACTAGCTAGCAGAATGGTAGAACTTTTTAAACTTCATAATAGTGGAAAGTTAAATCTAGAAGGCGGTATGACTGTAGATAGAAAAGTTATGATTAATATTATAACAATGGTAGTGATATCTGAAGTTTATAATATTTTCGTATATAATAAGGATAGCTTATTGAATAGCTTTAAAGAATTAAATAATAAGTTTAATCCGGATTTAAACATAAAACGTTATAATAGTAATAAAGCTGTTATTAACAAGAAACTGAACTTCTCGTTTTTAAGAAATGAAAGAGAAGAAAAACTTCTAAATAATTTTTATTTAAATAAATATGTTCCTGTAACAAGCGCATACAAAAAAGATATATTAAATCTGAATAAAGTTATTGAAAAACTAAAAGGTAAAATGGATAGAGCTGATGATAACATAAAAACTGAATTAAATACAGATGGTAAAACTGAAAAATTAGACGCATTTAAGAATATTCTAGTAGAAATAAGTAGTATAAAAAATATAACAGATGATAAAGTAATAAATTTAATTAAATCTATAGTTAATAATGTTGATATCGATAGTGTGGCGGCTTTTTCTTTAGATTATTTACAATATGTTAAATCGTTATTATTAAAAGAACAAATCTTATTCGTTAAGAAGTTTTTGTTATTGGATCTAAGACTTATTTTAAATCTTACTAGAGTATTTATGGAGTACTCTGATAAAGTAGGTAATGTTGAAGTTACAGGCAATAGGATCTTTTATAGAGTTTATTTAGACTATTATGGTATAAGTGATGACCATAAGAAATTTAAAGAAGGGATAGCTAAGGATTTAAAAGAAGCAGAAAAAGTGGTTGATGAAATGTTTGATGAAATAAAAAATTCTATAGATAAGAAAGAGAAAAACATATAGTGAATGTGTTTACATAGTATAAACATATTTTGAATTATTAAAAAAACTACATAAGGAGAAGATAATGTTAACAATTAATCTTAAAGAAACTGGTAGATCAATGAGATCGGCTAATAGTGAAACTGATCTTTTAACTTTAGCGGATGAGGTAAGAATTGCTAATGAAGACCTTAATGCTGCTGGTTTAGCGTTAGCTGCATTAGATAAAACAGCTAGAGAACTTGAAGAAGCTGCTGAATTTTCAAAAGCAGTAGCTCAGAAAGATAGAAGTTTGGGTTCTGTTGTGGCGCAAGAAATGGCTGCTATTGCATTAAGCAATATTAATCAAGATCATCTTGCTGGTGAATTAGTTCCTGCTAATGAAGATATTACAGTTGCTGAAGAAGGTATTAAAGACACTATGAAAAATGTTTGGGATAAAATTAAAGAATACGCTAAGAAAGCTTGGGAATTTATTAGAAACCTAATTATGAAAGTAGTTGACTTTGTTAAAGGTATTTTCGGTAAAGAGGGCGCGACTTATCAGGAACTTGCTGACTTAGTTAAAAAGCTTAAAAAAGAGAAAAAGACAGATCTTAGTGTAGACGAATTTCCAGAAGCAACTGCTAAAAGATTAGTAAGTAAAGTTACTGTTGTTATGCTAGAAAAAGGAAATAAAAAACTAACAGGTAATGAATATGTCGAATTTGTGAATGAGCAGTATGATACTGTTAAAGATCTTTTAACTAAAGATAATATAATCCCAACAGTTGTTCAAGAAAGTCTTGTTGTGGCGCACGAAGATGATGGTAAAATCAAAAAGGATGGTGATGATGGTAAAATCAAAGAGGATGGTAAGACTGAAGGCAGTTACAACATTCTTAACAAAACAACGCCTAGAGAATCAGCTATTGCATTACTTGTTGAATTAACTGGATTAGACAGCATTAGTAATGTTGAGAAAAAAGTTGAAAGAATAAAGGAGAACGACTATAAAAACATCTTCGATGCAGTAGACGGTGAAATTTCAGCTATCGCCGACAAATACGCAGCTTGTTATCAAAAGGTTATTTCATTAACACCTACCAAAGTTGCTATTGCGACTATAGGTATTAAAGATGACGGATTCGACCATATAGATAAAACCGATATGACATACGAAGATTTAAATAAATTTGTTTCTAACGTACACTATGAATTAACAATCGTTAGTCCTAAAACAGATGATTTAATAGATGATTATGAAAATATTAAACCGTTAACTTTCGGCGAATTAGAAACATTTGTTAATAATCTTGAAGATAAAGCTAAAAAAGCGAACAAAAACGCGGATAAATATAAAAAGATGGTAGATAAAGCTGCTAAAGATATGGAGAAATCTATAGACAAAACTCTTAAAAGTGAAAAATATAAATCTAATTCCGATGTAGCGAATGTTATTAGAAAGATCTTTAGTCTTCTTACTAGCAAAGCTAAAGAAGAAGCTAGAGGGTTTGCAGAAACATATATGAGTTTAGCAAGATCAACTATAGGTGATGTTTATAAAGAGTCTGCTAGACTTTACAAAAAAGTTTAATATAAACTATAGAGAGTTCCATTAAGGAACTCTCTATGAACTTTTTTTCTTTGATTAAAACATTAAGTAAGTAAGGAGTTAACATGGTTACTGTACCTTTAAAACAAAGTCATAGTGCTTCTGTAGCATTATATCAAAATGATCTATACAGACAGTTAGACAACGCTATGGAAGAGATCCAAACAGCTGAAGAAGTTTGGAAAGAATTAATTATTTCAGGCATACTTGATAAAAATCTGGAGAAGTTAAATAGAACACAAGAACTTATAACCAGTAATGAAGAACTAGATGAAGCTACTAGGTTATTAGCTATAGCCAACATTAAAGCTGTTAACGAAGACCTTAATTTAGATCTACAACTAGATGAAAATACTATGGTTGCGCAGGAAGGTATACTTGATGCTATAGGTAGTGTATTTAAAGCTATTTTTGAAAGTATCAAAAAGCTATTTGAGTTTATTATTAACCTTATTAAAAAGTTTGTAGAATTTATAAAAAGTTTTTTTGAAAGTAGTTCTGGCGAAAGTTCAGGGAGACATGTTTCTGCAGAAACTATGATAAAACAAATAAAAAATAACACATTAAAATTAGTTATAGAAAACAAAGATGTTTATATATCTAAACTTAATTCTTACAGAACATCTAATATAAGTTTAATGGCGGATTTTTATGTTAATCACGTAGTAAAAGGTATTAATACAAAGGATTTTAGTGCTGTATTTTCTAAACTGGGTGTATATGAAAAAATAGATACTGCAAAACTTATATCTGATTTAAAAGCGGAATTGGAAAATATTAAGAAAACAACTATAAAAGGTAAAGATTTAATACCTGAAGATAGAGGTAATGCTTTCGATAAAACCGGTAAAGCGGCATTAAAGACTTATATTAACGAACTTAATAACCAAATTGAAAAGAAAATAGGAAAAACTTTAGAAATTGTAAAAAATCTTAACACAGAAACAATCCTATCAGTATTTAAGGATGAGCTCTATTATGGCAAAGCATACAAACCGACTGATGGTGAAGATGTAATTTCAGGTATTTACAAAATAAGTATTTATAGAGAAAAAGAAGCATTTAAAATACCTATAAATAATGCTACTTTAGTTAGACAAAAAAACATTGAAAATAATGTTGTTAAAAGTTTTGCTGAAATAAAAGTAAATGAATCAACTTTAGAGTTCTCAAAGGACAACATAAAAACAACTCATACAGACAAGTTAATAGATGAATTTATAGATATTATTACAAAAACCAAAAGTATTGAAGATTTTGATAAAGCTTTAAAAGATTTTATTCTAAGAAATAAGATATTAACAGAAAAATTAATGAACGATATGGGTAAAACTAACAAAATACTAGGTAAAAAAGTTAAAAATTTAGAAAAGGCGGAGAAAAAATTTGACAGTTATGCGAATGAAGTAATAGAATACATGGAGGAAGAACGTAAGAAAATTGCAAATAAAAAAGATAAAAACTACACTAACAAAATAGAATTGATCAAATATTTTACTAGATCTGTTGCTAACATAGTGAAATTTGAACTTTATGTTAATCTTTACGCATTGACAAATATTAGAACTTTAATTAAAATCATATATGATTATGATGCGTTTGTTACTAATTTAGTAAACGCTGGTACTAAACAATATTATGAACGTTAACAAACAAGACGGAGTCTTAAGACTCCGTCTTGTCTTGAATTATTTTTTAATAAAAAACATACAAGGAGTAAATAATGGCAGAAGCTATTTTAGTAGACATCATCAATATTGAAAACGAATTTAACCAGATAGTTAATGAATCTCTAAAGATTAACAAAGCGATAACTTATTTAGAAAAAGCAGACAATATTGTAAGCGCTAATGAGAACATAACTCTTACTGATACAGAATTAAAAATAATAAACAAGTATCTAACAATAACTTGCGAGGAATTAAACATTAAACATGAAACAATAAGATACCCTATGACAATTATAGCACAGGAAGGTATAGGAGATGCTATAAAAGATATCTTTGATAAAATATTTGAATTTATAGGTAAGATATTTGAAAAGATAGGAGAACTATTAGGTAAGATAGCGGATTGGTTTAAAAGTTTATTTAAATCTAAAACAAAATCTAACAAAGATAAATGTGATAGTATCAACTCCACTATTAAAGAGATAAAAGATTTTCCTAAGTTAAAAGATCCTTTAGCTATACCTAACGATGAGGCTAAAAAGCTATTAGATAAGCTAATTAAAGTTGCTATTCTACTAGATAAAAACGTTAAAGTAGAAAATATGTTCTATCTAGAAAACAATATCTTGTATGTTTATATAACTAAATCTTTAGATACAGCTGAAGAATTCGTTAATAAAATCCTATTAAATTTAACAGATGTTATTAAGAAATTAAAAGATGATTTAAAAAATAATGTCACACCTGTTGATGTGTTAACATCTATAGCTAAAGGAGAAGATAAGTTTGTAGATGGTAGTTTAGCTTTTACTAATTTCTTTTTAAATAGTCTTAAAGATCCATTTCATGTTGTAAAGATTAACAATAAGTTTATAAGATTTATAGAAGACTCTATCTTTAATAAAGAAGTTCTTACCGAAATACCTAAAAATAGTTTTGCTACTAAAATAGGACTAAACTTTAAAGAAGAAAAAGCTACTGTGGAATCATATAGTTTAGAGGGCAATAAAACTAAACAAATAAAAAATACTGAAAAGAACATTGGTGTTAATATAGAAGCTAATAGCGTTATGATAGATAAAGATACAGATATTAAAGAAGTTAATAAAACTAGTTTTGATAATATCTATAACAAATTTACCGATACTATAAGCGATTTAGGGAACGAGTGTACAAAGATAGGTAACGATATTAACGGAATAAAAGTCGAAAGTGTTGATGAAAAATATAAAAAAGTGTTTGGAGAAGTTAAAAATATATTAGTAGTTTATACTAATTCTATTAAGAGCATTATAACTATTATAACTACATATGGAAACTTTGCTAATGAACTTTATAGTGTTTTACTAGACATTAACAATGCGGCAGTTATAGAGATTAAGAAGTTAAAAGAAAAAGAGGAAAAAGAAAAGAAAAAAGTAGCGGAAGAAGCTATAAATAATTTTGTAAAAAACTATATTAAAAGGAGTTAATATGTTGTTACCAGTTAATTTGCGTTTAGGGAAAAATAAAACAAAATTCAATAGACAGAACAATATAGGTCATCTGGTAAACTTAGATAATAATGTTTTAAGATTTCTAGATAGACCTATGTATGAGATAGCTAAGGATATAAAAAAACTTACAAAAGAAAAAACAGATAATGTTGATGGAAGAGTCTATGAGTTATTTGGCATAAAGGATATGTTAAATCTAATGGAGACAATAGATACTATTATAACAACTGAGACCACATATAATCTAGAAGTAATTATAAACGATAGGTCAGTTTCGCCTATAGGCGGAAAAGATACAGTCCTAACTGATATAGAAACTAGATTATCTGTTCTAGAACATAAACCAGCTAATCTCTTATATGCTTTATCTAAAATTATTATTATGTTAGAATTACAAAGACCTGATTTAGATATTAAAAAATTGATCTATAGAATTGAAGATTTTTATAAGAATTACTTTAATGTAGAAGCAAGTAGGGCGTCGTAAAACCAACGCCCTACTTGCTATGAAAAAATCTCTTTAAGGAGTAATTATGATAACAAAAATAGCTAATATAGAAGGACAAGAAATAACTGTTTATAATAAAATTATAAAACAGATAACTAATGATATTATGTCCAGATTTATTAAGGATTTTAACGCATTCCTATATCTTAAAACTAAGTACGATAGAGAAAATGTTGAATTTCCAGATTATGTTTATGACAATACTTTAGGAGGACCGACTTTAGATATAGAATATGAAATAAAACCAACCGAAGAATTAGCTATAACCACTTCTTATATACGTTATAGAACAGTTCCTATTGTTTTAGATAAAGATAATGGATTTTCTATAAGACCATTATTTAGACAGACTGAAATTAATTTACATTATAGATTTAGATCACAATCCAAACAAGAACTATTAAACTTAAAATCTAAACTACTTAATTTCTATTACACTACTAATTATGTATGTAGTCATAACCTTGAATATAGCTTTCTATTCCCGTATAATGTAATAGTTTTAGCTAATGAAATAAAGACATTGAAAGGTTTAGATATAGATGTTATAGATTACCTTAATAGTATAGCTATTAAAGAACTAGATGCTGCTGTAAAAAGAGGTAGTGAATATAAGATACCAGTTTATAGAGGTAAACAAATGAATAGATATGGTAGTTTTAAAACTAATCCTGAAAATATAGAAATAACAAGAAATGATGTACCTGAATACATATTTGAATTTGATTATAGAGTAACATTTGATAATCCTATTAGTTTGTTTGTTCAATATCCTATATTAATTAATAACAAACCCCTTAGTAAAGTATGGTTGGGTGAAGAAACTTTTGCTAAAGTTACTCCTAATATAGATTTTACTTTATTATTAAGATCTTGGTTAGTAGAGTATTCCTTAGGTATGAAAAATGAAGAAGACATTATATTCAAAGTACCTAATTATGACAACTTTGCTCTAATGCCTGATCCTAATAAAAAAATATGGAATATTAATTTCCTATCATTACTTATAGAAGTAGATAAAGACCAACCAGATTTATTGTTTAATCTTGATGATTTAAAATATATAGGACTACCTGATAACCTTGTAGAATATATGAAAAGAAGAGGTTCTAATATAACAAGACTAGGTAAGACAGGCGTGTTATTAGAACTATATGAGGGTAACAATATAAAAGATCTTGGTCTCTATGTGGATGAAAATAACAATGTAAGAACTAAAGAACCTATGAATATAACAAAAGTTTACCATATCATATTTAAGTTTATTATAGACTTAAGTTATATAGATAAAAAAGAAGAAGATGTCATAAACGATACAAAAAAACTATTTAAAGAACTTAACATAAACATCATAACGAGTAATAGTGAATTATTACTGCATAAGTATGGTGTTAATAAAGACTGATAGAAAGGAGTTATAATGCCTATATATGGTTTAAAAAAAGAGTTAGAAGCAGAGATCAAAGAGAAAGAAGATAGATCACTTGTGCCATTGTTTAGAAGTGAGGTAGTTGATGAACCTGTTAGAGCTTTTATTCAAGGTCACAAATGGAAAGTAACCTATTTTCATAGACTTATAAATGAAATGGTTCAAGTAACCGAGTATGATCCTAATTTAGATCCTACATTGCAAGACTATATCAGAATAGACAATCTAACATTATACCTACAAGAACCCTTACCAGAGGGTATAGGAGATGATCTAAAAGGCGAAGCTATTATAGATATAGATTTTATACCTAATCCAAATGATCTCTTTATAGCTAAGTTAATAGATGGTAAAAACGTTATATTTACTATAGAAAGTGTTGAAAGATTTAATTATAATAACGACAATATGTTTAAAATAAGTTTTATGCTTTATGGAGAATATGAAAATTTAGAAGATCCTCTTATTAAGAAACTATTAGAGTCTACTACAGAAGAACTTATCTACAATGATGAATATAGACAAACACATACGCAACCTTTATATAAAAAAGAAGATTTTGTAGAAAGAGAAGAGATATTTAGACGTATAGAAAAAATGGTTAATCTTTTCCAAGAAACCTTTATAATCCCTGATCATGAATTCTACTTAACATATGAAAATGAACATAATAACATAATCTATGATCCTGAAATGGAGAATTTTATAGATAAAGTTATAGGTTATAGTAATCTGTCTGTTGAACTTAATATAGTGGGTTTAAAATCAGAGAGTTTATCTATTTTAGATTATCTAATAGACTCTAACCAACCTACTGGTAGAATAAAAGAGTTCTGTGTTGAAAACAAACCGGCTAGATTTCCTATTAATCCTTATCTTTCATCATTGTCTTATAGTTGTATAGATTATATATTAGAACTTAAAGGATCTGGCGATTATAAAGACAATGGTATAATAAATGAATTGTACCCATACTTACCTGACGGTAGATATATCTTTAGAAAAGAGATATATGATGTAATAAAGAGAGACGATGAGATAGATACTGAGAATTTAACACTATTCGAGCAACTTGTATTAAGCATGATATTAAGAGAACCTATAGAATTTGATGATTTAACGGAACTATACGAAAATCTACATTTACTCAATGAGGAGCACCTATTCTATTATTTACCCATACTCCTATTATTACACAAATTCTATGTTACTACTTTTACTGTACCATTTGTTTAATAAACAGGATAGTTCGTGTTCAAACACGAACTATCCTATGATTATTTATTTACAAGGAGTTGGTTATGAGAAGAAGAGTATCATTCGCAATGCTCAAAAGAGTTGTAAGTAAGTTTGACAATATCTATATTACAGTAAAGGTTCCAAGGATCGCATTGCTTACAGAAGCTGAATTGGAGCAAGATGGCGTACCATATGATTACAAAGACGGAGAACCTATTAAGAAAAGCTTGTTTAAATATACACAGGTTTATTTACCTTTATCTATGGTTATACAAATCTATAACCAAGGTTATACTGTAAAAGTTCCTACGCGTAAAGGTTTAAAAGTAGTTGTAGAAAATGTTAGCAAATTACTGGATGAACTAGAACCTATGATAACACCTGAGAATGAACAAATTTTTGAATTAATAGAAGATTTCTATAATGCTATAATAGAGGGTAGAGAAAAAGAGATAGAAGAACTATTTGAAATAGAGAACAGAAAAAAATTAGAAGAATCTGGTTCTATTTTGGCTTTGCAGAATAGATTATTAACTAATGATGTAACACCTCCTAATGGCGTAACTATACATAGATCAGATGGTAAAATTATTAATATAGGCAGCCTAGACGATTTAGAATTTTAAGGAGTAAAAATGGTATTTAAGAGAAACACAGCTATAGACGCTGAAGCATTATCTGTTATAGGGAAATCTAAAAAATTCGAATTTCCTGAATTTAAAGTATATTTACATAATAAGAATATAGATCTTTATATAGAACATTTCTTTCAATTCCACGTAGAAAGAAACTATACAGATAATATAACAGATAAAATAATGGTTAGTTTTCTATTACCTAAAGGTTATTACAAAGAATGGATATTAAAGGATAGAGATAACTTAGAAATGACTATAATTTTAAAATATAAAGGTAAAAGAAAACCTTTAATAAATAGATACAAGTTTATACCAGATATAGATAAGGAAGAACTAGGAGGACAATTAGGTAGCGTTGATGCAGAAGATCTTAATAAACATGAATTACAAGAGGTTAAAGGACAATGTATATCTCCACTATTTTTAATTTTAAAAACAATTTATATAAACGGGATATATAGAAAATTTAAAGAAAAAGGTAACGATAGTGATTATGATAAGATAACAATAGAAGAGTTCCTAACTTCTATTTTCCATAAACATCTAAAAAACTTAACTGTATTCTCGCAACCTTTAGATTATGACCTATTCGTTTATAAACCAGATAATGAAAAACTTTATGATAATATTTTAATAAAATCAGGAACCAAACTTATAGCCTTGCCAGTGATAATGCAAGAAGATATGTTTGGTGTATACAATGGTGGACTTAATGTTTATTTCACTAATTTACATGTTTCTGGAACTGATCCTAATCACTACGGTATATACATATATCCTGTATTTGATAAAGAGAGATTTAATAACGAAACTATTATGCCCAAACTTGTTATATTAGAACCCACTAATCCAGATATGTCTAAAAATGATATAGAAGCTTATTATAAAGATGGTTTATATAAAATAATAGTTACGAATTCTGAAAAAATACTTAAGTTAGAAAGAGAAAAATATAATACCATAACAGGTATAGATGTTGCATTATCAGAAAACATGTTGGGCGGTTATAGAGTAGATACAGAAAGATTTGTAAGAACATCTATAGACACTTCCAATTATAACGAAAAGTTTAGGTTAGACGAACAACTTAGAAACTTTATTAATATAGAGAATGTCGATTTTGATTCCAACATATTAAGACATTTAGCTAGGTTTCAAAAATACCAAACTAAATTTTTTCATATGCATCTAGTCAATACTAATCCCATATTTTTATATCCAGGTATGCCTGTTAAATATATAACGGTTGATAACAATAGACCTATAACTTATACTGGTGTAGTTCATAATGTTAGCTTTTCATATATGGTGCAGAAAAAAGTAGTATCAACAGACATTTTAATAGGAGTAAGACAATGATAATTTTTAATCTAGAAAGCAATGAAATAAAAGTAAAGATTAATGAAAGATTATTAACAGAACACATTAATAATATTATAAAACAAATAAGGAGCTATGATATAGACGATAAAATATCATTAGCACAAAATACAATAACTTTCCACGCTATTTTAAAAGAGATCCTACTATCAGAATTTATAAAACAACTTGATGATAAGATAGAAACTAATGCCCCTTATATGTTTAAAGTAAATTTAAACAATGAAACATTTTACTATCTTATAACTAAAATAGAGGATAATAAATTACCATCTGGATATAGCATAGACAGACTTACAATGGTTGAGTATCTCTATAATACAAAATTTATTAACAACCTATAGAGAGGCTTATAGACCTCTCTATAGGTATTTTTTAATAATCAAAAATATCGTCTTCTTCTGTTATTGTGTTCGGTTTTTTATTACTAGTTTCTTTTTCTAAAGGTATACCTTTTCTTCTTTTATAAGCTTTTAAAAATCTATCTTTATAGCTTATAAATATTTTATTGTATTCTACTATATACTTCTTATACTTCTCTTCATCTACTTTTAAATTAGAGAGAATATTTGCTAAACCTTCAGCTAATTCTTTTTCAGAATTATAATAACCATTTTTTATCATGTTGTAATACTTAGTAACTATTTTATTTACAACAACATCACTATTTTCTTTTATATCAACATCTACTGCTAAAGGCGGTAAAATAAACAACACATTTCCTTTTGGATCAACTACTTCTATTTCTCTAAACCAACTACGATTTGTTTTCTCTAAGAAGTTATTAACAAAAATAAAATTGTTGGTTTCATCTTTCTCAACTTCGTTTATGATATATGGTAAAAAATAAGTCTCGAATTCTTCTAATGTTATTCTACTAGGACTATGCGCAATTTTATCTAAATCTTGAGATAAATTTTCCAGCTCTTTTAGTTCCTCATTACGTTTGATTTTAACAACATCCTTTAAGCTTTTTACTTCTTTGTTAGTTTTCATCAGGTCCTCCTTGTAATAAATAATCTAAATAATCATTAAATGTTAGGTCTTTAAGATCAGAACTTTCTATTTTATTATTAAGTATATATGTTTTACCGTCCACATTAACTGTTAAATTAATGTAAACAATATAGTAGATTCTATTATCTTTTTTTGTTTCTTTTACATCGACTTCGACTTCGGCATTATTACCAAAATAGTTATACAGTATATCTGAAAGATCTTCATATATAGTCTCCTTAACACTTTCTGGTTTATAATCAGCTTTCTTAAGAGAAGCTCTTAATGATTTAACATACCCATAATAACTTAAAGTCTGACCATAATCTGAAGTTACATAATACTGGTATATTTTTAATAGAATATTATTAATATCGGTATCAAATTTTCTATCTGTTAAAGTAGGTATAGATATTTTTTCCATAGACAACTCCTTGTTGTAAAAAATTTCAATTTATCGAAAGGATCGCTTATGACAAAAAGTAAAATAACTATGTTTGTTATATCAGACATACATTTAGGACACCACATAAATAAAGCAACCAACATTATAAATAATTTAACATTATTCTTAAATAAACACATGTCATATTTACAGAAATCTGATATGGTTATAATACCAGGAGATATTTATGACAGATTATTATCTACTAATAGTCTAGACTATATAGAAATACAGAAGTTCTTGACTAAATTTTTAAAACTATGTGAAGAACTTAATATAGTTGTAAGAACATTAGAAGGAACTCCGAGTCACGATATGAAACAGATGAATGCTTTATACAACATTATTAAAGAATTGAACCTTAAAATAGATTATAAACACGTTACAGAACTATCTATAGAACATTTAGATAAATTCGATATAGATATACTTTATATACCTGACGAATGGAAACCTAAACCTGAAGATGTTTATAAAGATGTTGTAAATGAACTAAAAAAACATAATTTAGAAAAAGTAGATTTAGTGGCAATGCATGGAGCTTTTAAATATCAACTACCAGAGATGGTTGAAGTTTGTCACGATGAGGAACTATACTCCAACCTAACATATGGAGGACCTATTATATCAGGCCACATACATACAAGAAGTAAATATAAAAACATTATAGTTCCTGGAAGTTTTGATAGACTAACATTTAACGATGAAGGTGAAGATAAAGGAGGTTGTTTTATAACTTATGATAAAATTAACTATAGATTTATGTTCAAGTTTTTAGATAATAAATACGCTATGGTTTTTAAAACCCTAGATGTTAGAGGCAAAACTCTAAAAGACATAATAGAAGATATAAAGAAAACAAAAATAAAGAAAGGTAACATTGCTCTATTAGTTAACCCAGAAGATAAGCTTAATGAAAACTTACAAGATATAGCTAATCTGTTTCCAGAAATAAAATTTAAAATAAAAGTTAAAAAAGATAAGGAAAAAGACAATATTTCTAAATTAAAATTAACTAATAACGGAATATCTGATATAAAGCTAGATGATAAAACTATTAAAGATTATATAAAAAATAAAGTTAATGATATCGATAGACTTAATCTTATTCTAGATGAATTCGACATAGTGACTGAAAACTTGAACTCTAACGACATATAACGATAGATAACTAATGTAGAAAAATAGAAAAAGGAGAAACTATGACCCCTGTTAGATTAGATAGTGAAGCTATCAGTAGTATAGGCTGTAACATAGCTACAGGTATAATATTAGAGTCTATACAACAATACAAAGAAACTAATCCTAAAGATAAGATAAGTAAAATAGATACCATATTTATAAATGGTTATACCTTATATAGGAATTTAGTAGGTTGTTTAGAAGGCAATACCAACGATAAGATAAGATTACTTAAAAATGATTTGGGTAAAGTTAGGATAATAAAACTATTTATAGAAGATAGTTTAACCTTTCTACAAGCTTTAGAAGAAGCAGGATTTAATATTAGGGTGTTTTATCCAACTTACGAAACTCCTATGAAAAAGTTCCATAATTGGCTAGATGAAAATGAACTTAATCCTCTAAAATCTCTAATAACTAAAACCCAACGTAAAGCTGTCAAATCCTTACAATCGGTTGTTCCTGGTTTGTTTAAATTAACAGACTATAAATTCATACATACTAATAATGTATTTGTTATAACACATTTAGGTTTAGATTTATTAAACTATACTAAATATAACAATGCTGTAGTCGTTGAGTCTCATACCGGTGAATTTAAGAAGAAAGATAAATGGTATACTAAATTACATAAATTAGGTAAAAATGATTTATCTATACTACCTTATAACGAAATCATTTACAGGATCTTTGGAGATAGTTGGTATGTTAAACATGAAACCATTGCGTTAAGAAAATACATTTATAAATTAGCTTTAAGAAAGCATTGGTATTACGATATGAGTAATGAAGATGTTTTAAGATCCATAAAGCAAGAAGATCAGTCTTTGTATTTAGAGATAACTAAAACAATAAAACCTATTTATTAACATACGATAGTTCCCATTAAGTTATAAGGGAACTATCGTTGGAATTCAATATTTTTTTAGTATCGTAATACTAATTTGAAGTAAATCAATATTAATTAAAAGGAGTATAAATGGATCCGAAAATCATTAACAACATGTTAGGCAAAGTTGCTTTATTCAGGGATAATGGTGAAAAGTTGAGAGTGTTGAGTTTAGGCATATATAACAATTCATTAAGGTTGTATGTTAAGGAAATGTCTAAAGATAGAAAGAAAAATAAATTGCTATTTACAATGTCTATACCATCTGATAAGGTAAGGATACTTTTAGCAGAGATGGAAAACTTAGATAGAAGAGAACTTAAAGATAACAAGTATGAATTTGAAATTGCTATATACGGATTAAAGTGGGATAACAATAACAAACCACTAGTAGATGAAAAAGACTATATAGGCTCTTTTGGTGTTGGTAAAGTTAAGAATGAAAACAATGAAGTTATTAATTTTCTGTTTATAAAATCGAAAGCAGAAACAAGATATGTGTTCCCTTTCTTAAAGACACCTTATGAAGAGTTTTTCATAAATGGAGAAAGAGTTACCGATAAAACTTTAATAAGTAAATTAAAATTAGAAAGCTATAAAAGGCTATTAGAAGATGTCGTGGCTTCATTTTTAGAATTACAAACACCTAATCTGGATAATAAACCTAAAAATGATAATACAACTTCCACTAATAAAGAAAACAAATCTAGTAACCAAGATCTAGATGTAGATGATATATTTTAAAAACTAACTAAAGGAGATCGTTATGAAGTTTAAATTAGATAATAGTAAATATGATGCTAAAGTTATTGTAGAACATAATAATACTGAATTAGAGTTTCCTGTTAATTCTTTAATTAACAGGAGGCTCAGAGATCCTATTGATCCTGATAAACTATTCTTTATACTTAATAGTTATTTAGATTATAAAGGTAGAAAATTTCAAGATGAACTATTTGCTAAATATGAGAAGTCAGATGATGAACTATTAGAGTACTCTTTAAAGAAAGATTTAGAACCTTTACCTGTAGAAATATTCCATAGAATTTTAGATAGTTTTAGTCTAGAAGATGTTATAGATTTTATTAAGAAAACAAAAATAATCACACCTCCTAGCAAACTAGGAGATGTATTCGACGAAAGAATAGAAAGAGATGAAAGAGGTTCTAGAGTACAAACTTATCTTAAAGAAGATTACATAGGGCTTATAGCATTAGTTACAATACTTAAAGCAATATTCCCACTTATAGGTAAATTCGCACATTTAAAAAGTGGAGTATTGACTAATAATCCGTATAGAGAAGTAATCTATCTGCAACTCATCATTACACACCCTATAGCACAAACCAAACCTTTCGTTAAAGTTAAAGAGTCTATAGAGAAATTAGTTAATAGACTAGAAAACGATGAAGCCAAAATTACTATAAGGATTTTAGAAAAGAATGTTAGTAAAGCTTCTCTAACAGATTATCTTTTAGCTAAAGTTATCGTAGAAAAAATATTCACTAACAATGAACTAGAAGATAGCAATATGAAATCTACGATAACGAAAATTTACAACTATTGTAGTAACCAGTTGAAGTTCAAATCTAATGTATCGGACATAAAGATAAGACATTTTAATAATGGTGAAGGCGACAATGAGTCAGAATCTAACTTAGAGTCATTCAGAACTCCTTCTAATGTTACAGTTGGTAATATAGAAGAATTTAGAGCATATGTCCAACAACCCGAAATACTGATAAGAGATTTAAGATTAGACACCACTATGGAGGAATTCCAGAAGTATAAAGATATGTTTGCGACGCATACCACCTTTAAGCCTTTAAAAGAAAATATTTATATCACTTCCTATATATTTAAGAACATTATGGATCCAAGAGGTATAATGTATCTTAAAAAGGATGAACTATTTAATCTAATGTCGATAGCCTATATTTGGTTAATGAAAAATAATTTTCATAAGCTAGCAATAATATTAGCTAGTTATGATATAAGAATAGATGGTGTTAGTGTGATTAAGTTATCATCAACAGTTAAAAACAAAATAGATCCTGAACTTAAAGAGAGACTTAACCAATACTTTCCATATAAAAGACTTATTAAATCTGGTAAAAATTTAGTAGAAAAAGATTATGTAGAAGAAACACTTGGTAGGATGATACAGAATCTTCAAGAGTATAGTCTAAGAACTATAGCGTTTAACGAAGATATTATTAAAGCTTATGGTAAAGTAATTAAAGATATAAGCATCCATGAAGATATTAAGAACGATCTTATTAGGATGTTACTGAGAATAATTGAATCCAAAAAATAATTGAAACCATATCATTAATTTGGATAGGTTATACATATAACCTATCCTAAACATTTTTATTTTAAAGGAGTGTCGATGGCAAAATTAGTAAGCATGAACCAAAACAATGGTTTTCCAACAAACGGAGGAGTTAGAATTAGAGAGAACTTTATCGTAAGTATCAACAAGTTGATTTTAGGAGAAACCTCTACTTACAAAAAACAGTTCGTTAGACCTATTACAACACAAACAACTATGAGAGATTTAAGTGTAATAAAAGACGCTGTTAGTAGAAGAGTAGAGGGCGACATAAAGACAGGAGGGATAGAAGCAGAAATAATTAAAAATTCTCCACAACTTATGACACCATCTGAGAGGATCATAGCAGAGGCGCCTATAGCTAATGGTTGGGATACTAAAAGATTTAAATTTGCGCTAGAAATAGAGTATAAAGTTCCTAACAGCAATATTAGCTACATAGAATATGTGCAAGGATATACTAATTATTTTGGTTATGTTCAAAAAGGTAGTGAGGGTATACTAGATGAAAAAATGTTGTTTATACCAAATTCTATCTTATCTGTTAAGAAAACTTTTAACAAAAGATTACAATCTTATGTTCCGACCATATTAGGTAATTTTAAAATAACCTTTGATGAAACAGGTGTATTTAACCATCTTAAAGTAGCTAAACCTGATGCTGTTATAGAAAAGATAAAACAAACAAAAAGTATAGATTTAGGTATACAACATATTTCTAATATACCTTCGTTTAACGACATAACTCTTATCGAGAAAGATATCAACATACCAATTCTCTATGTGGCTAAACTCATTAAGAAAACCATGGAAACCATGGATCTAGTGGATGATGTTGGATATGACGAAGATATCTATTTAGACATTCTATCCAATGTAATAGGAAATGAATTCGATAAGGTAAAATTATTTAAACATATTAAGAATTTAAAAGAGGCAGTTAGTGATCCTAGAAGACTGTTTATGTTTTCAATAGAGGATCTCAAAAGACTAGATCCCAGTGTACCGGCTAAGACAACTGTTACTTTAGCTAGTGGCCCACAACAAATAGCTATTTATAACATAAACGATAGTGCCGATACTCATGATACAAGCTACGAAACCAGAGCAGCGTATCTTATCCAAGAAACTATTTCTGATATTATGTCTAAAACTTTCTTAGGACAAGTAGCATTCAGTGCTACCAACATTAGTGGAGAATTAATAATAACTCCTAATACATTAAATCCTGTAATAACAGGTATGAACCCTATTCCACTATTTGAGAAATTTAAAACACTATTTACTAATCTAGTATGGCCTACAATATCTCATAATGACGAATTACAAATAGAGCTTAATGTTATGTCTATCTTAGAAGGTGATACTATAGTTGGAATTAGTGTAGACGGTGGATCTGAAGTTGTTTATAAATTCCCAACATTTGCTAATGCTAAATTTAACCATCTTGTTATGGATGAAGGTAATTTAAATAGGTTAACATCTGATTACCAAAATATGTTAGATGTTGTTATAACTGAAGCAAGCGAAGCTAAACAGAGAACATACGGTTTAATAACAAATCCAAATGCTTTGCATATGGATAACATATTTTAATACACAAAAAGGAGTAAAAAATGTTTAAACAAAACAAACAAGACAAACTAATAAAATTTTATAAAGAACTGTTAGAGATGTTGGATATGGTTGTAGATGAAAATGGTCAAGTATTTGTAAAAGGGAGTCAACTGACTCCTCTTACTATTAACAAAGTTCCTGTATTTCTACCAACACAGGAGAATATAAGAACTGCTGTAGATGTTAGCAATGGAACTATAAAAGTTAGTAAAGTTCTATTTAACCCTATTAATGAAGATCCTATAAAAGGAACTTCTAGTTCTTTAAGTAGACTAAGAGAAATCATTGAACTTAAAATGTTGGGTGTGTTTTATCAGTTAGGTGAAAGTCTATTTTATCTAATATCCGATACAAAGAGAGATGTAACAACTGATGTAAAACTTGTGACATTCGCAGCGTTACTGGGAAGGTACAAATCTCCTGGTATGAAATCACAAGTTGATGAAAAAACAATAGAGAACTGGGTTAAACTTTATGAAGTTATTCTTAAAGAATATAAACAAGCTTTTATTTATAACAAACTTATGATAAAGAATGGTGGTAAAGTTAATGATGTTAAGTATAATAAAATTACTATATTATCTTTTCCGTTTTTAGAAGAGTTGACAAATATCAATCCTAATAAAGAAAAATTCATGGGAGTGAAAATTAGAAAGAAAGATAAGCACGATTTTCTAAGCCTTTATGAATTCGTTTATGAGGAAAGTGTTGAAAAATTAGACGAAGGTTTTATGTTTGGTAGTATAAACGAAATAGCTCCAGCATTCATAAGTCTTATGGAGGCATATGATTTCTTCTATAAGAAAGTAAAACCTATTATAACATCTATAATAAAACATGATCCAGAAGAAGATGTTATAGAAAAACTAACTATAAAACCTCTACCTGTAGACATTGCTAATTTATCGGATTTTGTAGAAGAAGTCGCTTCTACTGTTAGAACTATACCTAGAGAAGATGAACTAACTAAAAAATCAACAGTTAATAAAATAACTCCTCCTAATACAACACAGACTATAACAAAGCAGCCAGTTAACCAACCAACACAACAAAGTAATAATGGAGGCGATTTTTGGAGTAGGATGAGAGAGAAATTTGGCTTAGACAATAGACCTAAACCAGTAGGGATAAACGGTAATGTTTATAATAATCCTACACCTGTAACCAACACCTATAGTAGACCGGTAGGTGTTAGTAATACGGGTATGGGTTATGGTAAACCAGTTGCATCTACAGGTTTTGGAGGTAGAGTTAATACTGTTTCTAATTTTGGATCAAGAGTTCGTATGCCTAGACCAGTGTCGACAGGCAGTAATCCAGGTTTTGTTAAAGTTGGAAGCAGGACTCCTGTTACAACAACAAGAACAAGGACTTATGTACCTAGGGGATTCAGATGAGATCCTCTGGGTCTTTTTTATTTTTTTTAAGGAGTCGAAGATGACTGTAGAAAAATTTATGAGTAAGAACAACGATTTAAATTATAAAAGGATAGCAGAGTTTGTTATAACGTTGTCTTCTGATTTAAAAGAAGGAGATGATTATGTGGTAGAGAATATAACAGGAAGTGTTAGTTATAGTTATATAGGAGACTTCTATGGGTTACTTAAACAAGAATTTAAGTTGCCGGAGTCTGTATTTTTCATACATTTATTAATAAATGGCTATTATCATCCTACTGATTATAACGGCGAGAAACAGATAAAGATACTTAAACCCGAAGTAGCTAAAAAGATAATAGATCTGATAGAAGAGAAAGAATATTAAAATAGAGGAGTTCCATACGGAACTCCTCTATCTCGAAATAATTATTCTTCTTCTATTTTTATATAATCTTGGTTTATTGTTTCTAGCCCTAGTGCAATTTGGGTTTCTTGATACTCTTCTTAATTTTCTTCTTTGTGTTCTGTATTTAGGCCTTGTAACATTGCGCCTCATTTTTTAACCTTCTTTTTACGTTTAGCTCTCATTTTTCTAAAGTTGTCTGCTAGTACTGCTCTTTTTCTAACTAAAGGATCTGACGCTTTTTTACCTTTATTTATGCATCTTGTATTAACTTTACTATAGCCTTGTCTTTGACACCAGCTTTTAAATGCTCCAGGATGCTTAACTGCCTTTTTAGCCCAATTTATCTTCTTTTTTTGCGAGTTGCTTTTTTTACTGACTTTTTTTTAGTAGTTTTTTTACCACCAACTCTTTTAACAGGTTTTTTTCTAGAAGTAGCTTTTCTAGGTTTCATTGCAGGTTTTTTAGTAACTTTTTTAGTCGCTTTTCTTTTTACAACTTTTTTAGCCATAACCTATCCTTTCTTATTTGTTCTGTAGGTTATAGTTACCTACATCACTTAAATATAACTTTTTATTTAACCATTAATTAATTAGTTATTATTAAGATCATTTTTAACATTTTTAAATAGTAATCTTTCCATAAGAAGTTTAACATCGTTTTCATTCTTTTCTACTATTTTAGTTACATACTTAAGATTTTCGGCATTAGATATACTATTGGCGTTATACTTTTCTAACTTTATCTCTAGGTTAGATAAATTCTTTCTTATAGTTGTTATATTAGTATTAGCTTCATCTAGCTTTCTAAAGAATAGGTTCTTTATAGCCTCTAACTCTTTTTCCATAGAGCTATCTAATTTAGTTATTTTGTCGCTAGATTCTCTTTTAATATTACTTAATCTTTCTTCTGCTATATTCTGTATATTAGTTAGTTTTTCTTCATACACAGCAGCCATATTCTTCATAATGTCAACAACTTCACCTTTAAGTTTTTCTATATCTTTCTTAATATTATTTTCTAACACTAGATGTTTTTTATTAAGTTCTTCTATCTCTGTTTTTATCTCATCGTGTATTGTAGATTTATTTAGATTATACTTTACCTGTAAATCTTCTTTAAGCTTACCTAATTCGTTATTGATGGTTTCATTAGTAGATTCTAATTCTTCTAGTGTGGTAGACGATATTTCTATCTTATTTTTAAGATTAAAATAAGCACCTACGACAGATAAGATAGAAAAAACTATAGTTCCTATAAATTCCCAAGTGATAGTGCCGTCAAAATGCATTGTTAATCCTTTACTGATTTAATTAAAAACTACACGTTGAAAACTTTTTGTTTCAATATTTTTTTATTATCATATCACTCATATGAGATCAGTGTGATGATCTCTGAAATTAACAACGAATTAAGGAGGATCTATGTCTAAAAAGAACATCATCGAAAAATATGAACAACACTTTGTGGAGCCTGAGGATAGTCCATTAAAACTTAATGTTAAGTATTTCTCATCAGCAGCATTGAACCCCTTCGTGGAGCATAATAGCTCTCCGAGGGGTTTGATGATGAGTTCTCATTTATCGCAAATTATTGTTCCATTAAATCCTGAGGTTAATACTATCCAAACAGGTCTAGAACACGAATTTGGAAAATATGTGATTTCTAAAATGGTAGAAGTTCCAGCAGAAGTAAAAGCAGTAATTACTAGATATAAAACACTTAAAGTAGACGCGCCTGTAGAATATTATATTATCTATAAAAATCTTGAAACAGGTGAAATCGATTACATCAATATACCTATGTTTAATAGGTATCATCCTTATTTCGGTTTCAAATATGAATTAAATCCTAAAGTCAATTATCTTAAACCAGGAGATATACTTAATCCAGGTGAGATACTAGCTAAACCACCGACTTTAAAAGATAATGGAGATTATGGTTTCGGTGTTAATGCTAATGTGGCTTTTATGACTATTCCGGCAGTTGATGAAGACGGTTTTGTAGTTAGTGAAAGTTTCTGTAAGAAATTTAACTACCAGATATTTGAGACTTATTCTCTAGATGTTAGTAAAGATAGCTTACTGCTTAACATTTATGGGGATGAAAATAACTACAAACCTTTTCCAGAGATAGGTGAGAAAATAAACGAAAAAGGCGTTATAGCAGTAGTTAGGGAATTAGAGTCTAAAGATTATGATACATTCTTAACACCTGTTTTAATAGACAGAGAAAGTGTTAGAGAATTTAACCCTATATTCGATAAAGCACTATATGCCAGAAAGCCTGGAGGAACTGTTGTAGATATAAAAGTATATAGAAATGCTAAAAAGAAAAGAGAATTACCAACAGGAACATTTCAATTACTAGAAAACTACAAAGACGCATTGTTAGCATTCTACAATCAGATCTATTCTGTATATAAAAGACTTAAAAGAGAAGCAGAGTCAATAGGTAATGAATTACCTTTAAGTAATAAGTTCAACACGCTTATAGTAGAAACTATAGGCATGATAGAGTCAGACAAAGAAAACAGTAGACTTAAGAAAACATTTAAAAAGACAGAATTAGAACTTTATAGAATAGAATTTACCGTTATGTATGACATGGGTATAGGTGTTAAAAACAAACTCTCTAACTTCCATGGTAACAAAGGAACAATAGTACAAGTATGGAAAGATGACGATATGCCCGTGGATAAAGATGGTAATAGAGCAGATATTATCATAGATCCAAGATCTATTAATAATAGGTTAAATATCGGATTGCTTTATGAAAGATATACTAAAGCGTCTATGCTTAAATTAGAGAGAATAGTTAGAGATATTGTTAAAACAGATAAAGATTTAGAAGATGCTAATAAGTTATTAGAAGCTATGAATGTTGTAGTAGAGTTCTTATCTTACATAGAGAACGAACAATATGAAGCATATCGTCAAGTTTTAGAGAATAAAGATTTTGAAAATATAAGAACTATTATCGAAGAAATAGTAAAAGACCATTTCTATCTATTCCTAAGACTAGATACTAAGAAAAGAAAATGGAAAATTGTTTATGACCTAATGAATAGTAGGTTCAAACCCACATACGATAAAGTAACTTTTAAGTATGACGGTAGAACTAAAATCAGTAAAAGACCTATCATGATAGCTCCTATTTATACCGTATTACTGAACAAAATAGGTGATAGCGGATTAACTTGTGCTTCTGCTAAAACCAACTATTTTGGTATACCAATAGTTATGTCCAAACATGATAAACATAGACTACCATATAGAAGAAATCCAGTAAGAGCATTAGGAGAATCTGAAACAAGGATCATTGTAGCATATGGAGGAAGATATCTTTTAGCAGAACTAAGAGATAGAGCAACAAGCTTAGAAACTCACGCTGAAGTTTATAGAAATCTTATTCTTAACGAAAAACCTACCAATGTTGATATGTTAGTAGATAGGAATAAAATACAATATGGAAAAGATAGACCTACTACTATCTTCAACTCTGTTACTAAGACGATAGGATTTGAACTAGAATATGTTAAAGATGAAAGAGAACACATTGCATATGATCCAAGCAAGATCTTAGAAGAAAAGATAACGGCAGCAACCGACATAGAAGATGTAACAGAAAATGATGATTAATAAATAAAGGAGGCGTTTATGAAAAGTAAAAACAAACATATCATTCCTGTTAGGAAGCTCTTTATGCTTCCAGCTGAAAGAATATTACAACTTAGAACTAACCTTAATTTACAGTTCGAAGACAATGTTGTTATAGAAAATGCATATTATAAAGATGTTATCTTATTTAGATATTTCTTAGACTTTTTAACTAAGTTTCAAATATCCTTAACAAGTGAGTTATGGATACCTAACTATTACGTAGAAGGTTATTTCGCATCTTCTACTTATATAGATCTTTATGCTGTAATTTATAAGAAATTTTTTAAAGAGAATTTAGATCCTACTAAAGACAACAGTGAGACATTAAGAGCTTTATTTAAGGCTATGTACGATACAGTTCATAAAGTTAATAAAGACTTAGTGAGAGATATCATCGAGTATGCTATAGATGTAGAAATACAAGATATTTTAGAAATACAATTCGACGAAGAATTATTACAAGCTATTGCTAATGCTAATATGAACAAAAATCAAGAATCTATAGAAAATACTTATAAAGTTCTTGACAATATTTTCCATAGTAGAAGATATAACCATAACCTTATGACTATGCTATATCTATCAGGAGCTGTTAGTAAAGACCAAATAAAACAATTATTAGGTTCTAGAGGTTATCTAACGGAATTAGATAGTAAACTATTTAAAGAGCCTATGACTAATAGTTTCACGCTAGGTTTTAAAAATATGTATGATGCGGCTATAGAAAGTAGAGCCGGAGCTAAAGCACAATATCTTTCTACTAAAGCCATTCAGGACTCCGAATATGCAAATAGAGAGATACAACTTTTAACTATGGTTATAGAAAGAATACAAAGAGAACCTTGTGATCATCCTACATATGTAGAATTTTTAATAAGACCTCCTGAATATAACGACAATGGAAAACTTATACACGGAGGAGATTTAAAGAACCTAGTAGGTAAATATTATTTAGATCCTATTACAGGTGAAGAAAAAGTTATAGAAGGTAATGAAAAACATCTTATAGGAAAAATTATTAAAATAAGATCGGCTGTATATTGTAGTTGCTCTGATAAAAAAGCAATATGTAGTAAATGTATAGGTGATATATCACATTCAATACTTAATAGAGAGAATCTTGGTAATGTTGTTTCGGCATTTGTAAACGCTAAAAAATCACAATCTCTATTAAGTGCAAAACATTTATTAAAATCAGCCACCACTACTCCTTTAGAATTAGAAGATATAGTAACTAAATTCTTTATTGTAAGAAAAGAGAAACTTTATCCTAGAGCTTCAACGGTTAATAGAAAAGGAACAAAAGTTTATCTTAGAATAAATCAAAATGAAGCTTGGGGATTGAAATCGGCTATACAGATGAAAAATATCAGAAACATTACCGTAAACAAAATTTCTAGACTAGAGTCCGTAGATCTTATATTTGTTAATGAGAAAACAGGTGAAGTTAAAGATGAAGTCACACTACCTTTAAAATCTAAAAACAGATATGCTTATCTAACTATTCCTTTTATCGGATATGTTATGGAAAAAGGATATGAAACTCCTGATGAAAAAACATATTTTATAGATATAACAAATTATCCTGCTAAAAGTAGTATTTTCATGTATGAAGAAAAAGAGTTTGACTTCAGTGCGTTGAATAAAGAATTCAAAGACCTTATTAAGAGTAGGAAGTTTATTAAAGTAGACGATGTTTATAGAAGCGAATATGCGCCTCATGTTTTAGTAGAGAAATTGTTTAGATTAATTAATACTAAACTTAACATCAACCTAGCATTGATAGAAGTTATTGTTTATGCTTTAACTATTCAAAATCCAAATGAATTAGATTATGATCTAGGTAGAAACAGTAGTATCAAAAACCTAGGAGGATTTAAAGAAGTTATAGATGGTAGAAGTATAGGAGCTAGTTATGACTGGGATGATTTACAAAACAAAATTCTTCATCCATTACTCTATAAGAAAGAACACAAACCATCCACACCTATGGATACCTTTTTGAAACCAAATGAAGTTATCATGTATGAGGGGGAACAATAGTTCTCCCTTGTATATATGTTTTAAAAAAGTTTGTCTTGAATAATTTAGTACTAAACTTTTGATACCAATTTTTAAATAGTATAATAGTAAAGGAATGATCATGGTTCTAGAAGATAAAGTTGTTATCTTAAAAAAAATATCTGTTTATTTTTTTATTCTATCTTTTTTAGTTTCTTTCTTATTAATCACTGCTGTATTATCTCTTATCTTTGTAGAAGGTTTTATTGTAGGTATTAAAATCTATCTAGCGTTGATAAGTTCTATTTTTATAGCTTCAACCCTAACATATGTTTTATATACACATATGAAAAACGTAGATGAGGTAGACGATCTCATTACTAAATTTTGTAATAGCGATAGCAATGACTGTAGAATAATAACATTGATGAAGATCATTGTTATGGTTGCAAATATATGCATTTTTAGTAGAAAAATGGAACTTAATGAAGACAGTATATGTTCCAAAGAAAAAAAGGATAAGGATCCGACATGTTACAAGAATTAAAGAGTTTTATTACTAATAAAGGAATGGATGAGTATATCTTAAGGTTAAAAACTTTAAGAGAATTTTTTAACAAGAAAAAAAGGCAATACGCTATTTTAACTTTGATTCTTCTAATCTTATTACCCGTGGAGTTAATAACACTTCTGTTTTTTGAAGTCGGTGATAAGAAATTGTCCGTTAACAATGTTTTAGTCTTATTATCAACATTTAGTGGTATAGCTATTATTATAACAGGATTTTTCTTTATTATAAGTTTTAACAAATATTTAACATTCAAACATGCGGCTAAATTAATAAGTAGTCTAATAGAAGAATTATCCTTTAAGAAAGATGTAGAGGATATGATAAAAACTAGTAAAGTTTTTATAACAAGATTATCGAAAGAACTGAGTCTCCCCAGAACTTATATTGTTAAAAGACTCATTTTTAAGAGAAAAGGAGTTCCTTACGTTATATAAAATAAGGTTAGTGGTATCTATTACCACTAACCTTCTTCTTTTGTTTCTATACTTTTTTATACCCACATAACTAAACTGAAAGATAACTATTTAAAGGAGTAATCATGATGAAAAAGCCATTACAAGTAAAGATAGATGTATATGGGCAATTCATTAAGATAACAAGTAAAAATTTCACACAGTTGTATACATCGCTTAATAGTTTTCTATATAGACTATCTTTATTTAATTATGTTAAAGTTAAAGATCCTAAAACTAGAAGATTAACTATTAAGAAAACAAAGGAACACGATTTTTTCATTGTAGAAGAAAAAATACCAGGTATAAGCAGAAGTGATAATTGTTTTAGAATACCAAGAACCTTGCTTGATGAATTGTTAGAATATGTGGAACACAATGGATTTGATTTTGTTTTAAAACATCATGAACCTATAAAAGGTAAGGATGTAGAATTTGAAATAAATAAAGATTTCAGACCTAGAGATTATCAAGAAGAGTACGCTAAAGCAATTATAAATGCCAAAACAAATAATGTTTTAGTAGATCTACAAACAGGTAAAGGTAAAACTTTTATCTCTATGTACGCTTTAAGTAAGATTAAGAAAAGATTTGCTGTATTGATCCTACCTGTATATATGGAAAAATGGAAGAACGATATAACATATCTAACTAACATAAAAGAAGATGAAATTATGATATTACAAGGTTCTAATAGCTTTTTAAGATTATTAGAAATGGAAGACAAAGATCTTGTTAAATACAAATGTTTTATAATAAGCTTACCTAGCATCAATACTTTTATAAAGACATATCTATCTGGAGGTTTTATAGGATATGGCGATATACATCCTGAAATGATATTTGAAAAAATGAAAGTGGACACTATACTTAACGATGAAGGACATCAACATTTTCATCAAGTTGTTAAAACTAGTTTATTTGCTAATGTGAGATTTATGTTAATACTAACTGCTACATTAATATCTAATAAAAGGAATGTTGAAAATATGTATAGAACTATCATTCCCGATAACCATCGCATATCTAATATTGTTACTTATGATAAATATATTAAAGCATATGGTATTGCTTATAGATTTGAAAGTCCTTCTAGGATAGCATTTAAAACAAGTAGAGGTTATAACCAAGCTAAATTTGAAAAATCTATCATGCGTAGGAATAATGTTTTAAAGAACTATCTAAAATTTATTAAAAATCTAGTTGATGAGTTTTACATTAAAAAGAAAAGAAAGGACGATGATAAATGTTTAATTTATGCTGGAACTGTTAAAATGTGTACTGTGATAAGAGATTATTTAAGAGAACATTACTCTGATCTTATTATAAATAAGTATACTGAAGAAGATCCTTATGATATTATCTTAACAAGCAATATTATAGTTAGTACATTACAAAGCGCTGGTGTTGCGCTAGATATTCCTAATCTATTAACTGTTATACAGACTATCAATATACAATCTCTTGCGGCTAATGAACAAACTAAAGGTAGATTAAGAAAAAGAGACGATGGCGATGTGTTCTTTGTATTTACCTATTCCGAAGATATACCTTCGCATATAAGATATACTAAAGATAGAGTTGAATTCTTTAGAGATAGGGTCAGTGGATTAGAATTTAAACGTTATAGTGAACAAATTTAATAAACCATACTTATAAAAATAATAGTATGCAGTTAGGGTAAACACATGCCCTAACTGTTGCTACTTGAATTTTACTGAATAAACTTTAATATAAATAATCAGTCAACAAGGAGTTATTATGGGATTAGTAGTATTAAGTATCAACAAACCAGACCTACCAGAGTCATTAGGTTGGAAACATGAAGCAACTGATTGGAAATTAGCAGAAGATCCTAAAGGTAAAAATGTAATAGTAGAATCAAAAGCAGATAAGAGACATCTTACTTCTATAGTATTTGATGTTGATCTAGACCCTAATAAAACTTATTATGGTTTTGCAAGAGTTATTACTAACAAAACTATCTTCGAAGCTACTGTTAGTATTATAAAGGCTAAAGATTATACTAAAGTAGTTCAGAGATATGATATACCATCTATGGTGGCTAAACCTTTTATTTATTTGGATTTTCCTTATGATAATTTTCCATCGACATTATTCACTATTAAAACTAACGAGATTTCAACTTCTGGTAACGCTAAACATTTATTCACAAGTTGGATAATTGAAACAAGTGATGGTAAACCAGTTTTTGTGCTTCCTAAAGATAGAAATGATTTAACAAGTAAGTTTATGGATAATATTATTTTAAAAGAAGGAAGAGTTTATATTATAAAAGTAGCGCACGGAGCATCAAGTGGAGATGTAAGTGAGTTTGCCACACAACCTATTTATATTAAACCTATTCCTGAAATTGTTATAAAAACCCCTGAGGAAAACCCAGATGTTGAAGACGGTCTTGCACTAACTATAAAACCTATAGAAAATCTTAAAAAGACAACATTTAAACTATTTAGAACAGGTATAGGCGATGCTGAACTATTTTGGCAAAAAAAAGTAAATGGAACATCTGCTATAGTTCCACTAGAAGATTTATTAAAAGCTAACACAAATAGTTTTATTCTAGGTGTTGATATAGAGTATAAAAATGGAGAAAAAAATGGTACTAAATACCAACCTATAATTTTCACTAAAGGCTCTATACCTTATAAATTAGGAATACAGAACTACTAGTAGTCTTAACGACTACTAGTAGTTGTTTTCTTTTTTATATTTTAAAACTTTATCGCCTTCAGCTATTTTATGTCCCAACAAACTAATCTCAACATGTTTAACTAATTCACCATTTTGTTTTAAAATATAATAGGTTTGTTCTTTAGTAATAGAAGATAAAAGATATCCGAATAAGATTAAAATAAGAATTTCTATAGCAAATGTTTTATTAAATCTATGAACATCGTTGGGCTTACAAAAAAATTTCTCATAAAGTTTTTCAGCCAGTTTGTTTGCCATTATCATAATTCCTACCATTGTAAAAATAAGCGATGCTGTTGTTAAAATCAATACTAGTAAACCAGACATTCTAACCTCCTTTTGTAGTTTTAATTAGAAATCAAATTCATCTTGTTCTGTATTAGCTACAGTACAAACTAAATCGTGATGTTCATTTTCTTCTGGAATAGGAACCATCTGTCTAGGGAATTTTAACATAGTGAATTTTTTCTCTTCTGGTAATGTTGTTGCTATCCTATGTTTACCTAATTGAACAGCTAGATACCATTCTCTGTTTATTTTAGCTTTACCTAAGAATATCTCCAAATCTATCTCTTGGTCTAATTGAGCACTATCTGCGTAATAACCTTTATGAGCTACAAACTTAACGAACTCGTCTACAGGCATCCTATTTCTGATAAGTCTCTTAGCTTCTGAAGATAACTGATGAGGTGTTATGAATGTTATTTTCTTACTACTCATAAAGTTCCTTATCCTTGAAAATAGATCTAATAGATCAGTTCCTTGTGGTCCACTACTATTACAACCTGCTCTATTCATCTTTTTAACATAGTCTACTATAACAGCTTGAACTTCATAACCTGATGCTTCAAAATCTTCTACTATTTTAAACAATTTCTCATATGTTAAATAAGAAGGATTGAACCTCATAAGTTTTGGATAAAAACCTTTTGAAGTTAAATGTTTGGCTACATATTTACTCATCTCTTCTTGATCTATCTCTTTTAATTCTGATTTAGTTAAAGCAACATTTTCTACAGAGAATTTCAAATACTGATAAAGGAATAAAAATATGTTCTCTAATTCTTCTTCTAGACTTATAAATAGAACCATAGGTTTTTTACTAGGATCTTCTAGTTTAGGTTCATTGAGTCTCAACATTTGCGCAAATATAGATTTCACAAAACCTGATTTATAGTTATGTTGTAAAGCAGAAACTGTAATAAACTCTCCTCTTCTAAAACCTCCTTGGGTCATTTCGTTTATGCACGGCCAACCCGTTCTAAATCCTCCTTCACCAACAGCTAAATCTTTAGCTCTTTTAGCTATAGATTTAACACTATCTTCAGACATTAAATCAACCTCGGCCACCAACCCTGCTATCTTAACTTCTTTCTCATCTTTTATTTTTTGTAAATTATTTATAACCTTTTCTAAAAGTTCATCTATGTTTTTGGTTCTGTTCAATCTACCCAAAAAATCTAATCCTATTTTTTTAGCTTTAACAGCCTTCAATTCTGATAATAAACTCTTTTTAAGATTACTTAGAACATTTTCTGTTACTTCTTTGTTAATATATTTTTCGAATAACTTTATGTAATAAGGTTGTTCTACTAATAAGACTTCTATATCTATTAAGTTATCTTCCTTTGGCTGCACCTTCCCTTCTATAATCTCGTAAAGTATCTTTCTTAGTTTATCTACTAATTCCGTATTATCTTTATAAACCTTAACTTGGTTTCTGTTTTCTGTTTCTTTTAATATTTCTTCAACTAGTTCTTTAGACTCTATCCCTCCTTTTAGTTTGTATTCGGCCGCTAATAATAGGAGAGATTTTAAGAATACTTCTAGTTCGTTCATTTATGCTCCTTTAATTATAAATAGAATCAATTCATCACGTGCTACAAATAACTTTTTCAATGATTTTTTATGCATATAAGAAAAATAAAAGGAGTAATCATGATACCTATTTTCCTAACAAAGAACGAACTGGAACATTATAGAAGCAACCTTAATTCTATAAAAAATTTTCTTTTTAAATTAAAAGAGAATAAGCTTAACGATAAATTACAAGCAAGATTATTAATTAATGACTTATTGATTAACTTAAGTATGGAGGATATAGAACGTATTCTTTTACCGTTAGTATTAAACCTTAGACAACTTGATACGTTTTTGACATCTAGTTTAAGTATTGGTGATGGTAGTTTTGATCTATATGAAAGATTTAAAAACCTGGGCCTTGAGAAAGAGATGAAAGAAATAAAAACATTATACTATAATTTAAAGTATTTATTAAAGATTTTAAACATAGAAGAACCTAATATGGTAAGAACTGAAACCAAAGATACTACTATAGACGAAAATGCACTTAGAAATGACGCAGTAATATTAGAAACATTTAATCTTGTATTACTAGGATTGGATTATGAAAAAGCCATTACATTAAGAGAATACGATTTAAATAAGAAAAAAATCTTTATAGAATATTTTATGGCTTTATTGGATTTTGTTATAAATTATGAAAAAGTTTGGGGTTTAGAAGAAGTAAATATAAAAGTTAAGAAACTTACTGAGTTTTTGTATATCGATGTTAAAACAAAAATGATCATGAATATTTAACTTTAACAGAGCTTATCTAAATCATATATTGAATTTAATAAATCAAACATTATAAGGAGTAAAAAAATGGGTAAAATAGAAACTATTTTAAATAATCTTGCAGAGAAAATTGATAATTATACGCAAGATGAACTAAAAAGTATCGGTAAACTTGTTGCAGCTGGTGAAGATATTGGAACTACAACACCTGAAGCTGTTAACTTTTTAAATACTATTCAAGCAGCGCTTACAACAGGTATAGCGCATGAAGATAGTATCGGTAGTGATGATGATAGTGAAGATCTAGTTGAAAAATCAACTAGGTTAGTTAAAAGTGTTTTAAATCCTGTTGAAACACTTGAAAAATTATCTAAAAGACAAAGTAGATTAGCAGAAGAATTAAAAGCGGCTAATGAAAATATTGAAGTTGTTTCTGTTAGTAGAGATCTTTCGCCTGCCATAAACAACTCAGAAGATCTTTATAGTTCGTTAATTCCAGCTAATGAAGATGTTAACAGCATCGATATTAAAAAATCTGTATTCTTTACAGTAGCATTTAACAGCATTGAGAAAAAACAAGATCCTGTTATTGAAACATTCTTCCCAACAGTACAATTAGATATTGACACACAAGAAATTTATGTAGAAGTTGATGTTATCCATTACATTACACCATTTAAAAGATTACCTAACGGTAAACCAGTGGATTACAAAAAAGAACCATATATTAAGCATATCGAAGACTTTAACAGATACGTTATCGATGGAAACAGACTTTATCCTATCTTAAGAGTAGATGGCGAGTATGTTAATACTAATTATTTATTAAACGAAGAGGGTGCTAAAAAAGAAGTTGAATTAATGGATGGTGTTAAAGTCACAACTGCAGCTATCAAAGCTGGTGTTGAAACAAATATCTTAAATCTTAGCCAAACAGACACACTTTTAGCAAAAGGGTTCTTAAACGAATTAGATACTATTTTACCAGTATTAAACATTGAAACAGTATACTTCTGGATCACTGGTAAAGACAAAGATGGTAATGATGTAAAAGAACTTTATAGAAAAGAAGTTGGTGGATTACCTATTTCATTCTTGTATACGCTAGATGGTAATGATAAAGATATGCAACTTAACGAGTCTAGATCATTCATTTTCAAAGCACCATTTATTACAGCTAGTGGAAAACCAACACAAATTAAAGCTTTACAAGATTTAACAGACGGTTACTATATGATCTTAGAAGTTAACTTCAAAGGTGATGCTAACGTTGATACTGCCAACATCTTAGTAAATCAATTTAGCAGTAAATTCAAAGGTATTTACGACAACAATGGAAATGAGTTAAGTCCTGATGATTATACAGATGCAGTTGCAGCTGTTAGCGGAGCTAAATTAGCAGCTTATGACATAGAAGCTTATGGTAACAACGAAATGGGAAGATATGAAGGAAAAAGACTTAACATCTCTAGTTATGCATTTGTTTATAATGTTCCTTCAAGAGTTAAACTTTCTGAAAAAACACCTGCGTTCCAACTTGGAAGCGACAAAAAACCTAAAGGTCTTTATAGCTTAGTTGGATATAGTGTAGACGCTATGAACGCGCATGGATTTACAACACTATTTAAATACATCGCAGCATTACCACATATGGCGAATGATTATAAAACATTTGGTGTTGCTAACTTCTTAATTAACAAATATCATAAAGATAACTTAGTTATCGATGTTAAAAGACTTGTTAACAGCTTAAAAACTTCAGAAAGATTAGTAGATATTCAAGCAGCATTTGAACTTTATATCAAAACTATTGCTTGGGATATGTATACTAAATCTAATTATAAATTTGCATTCGATCATTACTATCCAGGACAAAAACCAGTAGTTATTATTGGTACTAGTGCTAAGATTAACCAATACTTCAAATCTTTCGAAGATGAAAAATTCAGATATGTTGTAGTTAGTTCTAAATATAGCATCATGGATGACAAAATGATCATCAGTTTCGGTATCGACAGACAACTTGACGCTAACATTAATAAAGCAGCTAACCCATTAAGCTTTGGTGTAACATGGGTTAAAAATGAATTTGTACTTAGTTATGGTGTAAGAGAAGGCAAAGCTAAATACGATCAAAATGATGTTATCCTAAGCTTCAAACATCAACCATTCTTACCAATTGTTGTAGTAGCCAATGTGATCAATCTTGATGAAGCTGTTAGACAACTTCCTATCTATGTTGAGTCTTTAAGCTAATTTAAACAAACTTAGGTATACCTTAGGGTATGCCTAGGTATTATCTTTTTTTGATTAAAATTTTAAAATTTTACAATAAAGGATTTAAAATGAGTAAAACTACTAAAAGACCAGTAACTAACAAAGCAGAAACAGCTACTAAACAAGAACAAAAACAGCAACCAGAAACAAAAAAACAAACGACAACTACAACAGAAACTAATAAAACTATCGTTAATAAACAACCTGAGAGCTCGCAACCTAAGGAAGAGAAAACTAAACAACAGGTAAAACCTAAAACAATCAATGCTAAAACACTAGATGGTGCTTTGGAAAACTTAAAAGATAATAGTAAGGTAAAAGATCTCGTTATAGGTGTAAAAAATTATGTTAACACTTTAAGATCTAATCCTAACCCGCATGATTATGTTAACGCTAACTACAGATTCTATAAACTAATTGTAGACCAATTAGATACTCCTGATTATGGATTATTTAAAACTAGATTTGAAACATTACTTAAATTATTTAAATTAGGACATAACGATGTTCTTAATCCTATAACAGTTCTTAAATATGATCATTTCTGGAAATTTGGTGGAAGATCAAGAGCAGCTTATGGGTTTATTATAACTTTTATAGATGCTGTAAAAGAACCTAAAAATAGAAGAAAAGAACTAAAAAGAATTAACTTTAAAACATTCGGAGATTATGTTCCGGCTAACATCGTAAGGAATTTACAAAGATACTTCAACATTTAAATTAAAGATAGATAGTAGTAGGTGTTATTACCTACTACTATCTTGTATTTCTATTTTATTATAGCTTTAAATAACTAATATGTAAAAAAATATGAAAAGGAGTAGCTATGGTTATAAATTTAGACGATCCGTTAATACCAGAATTTACTGATGATACTGGAGAAGTTAAATTTGATTTAACTTCTGATCTAGAAGTAACTGTATTAGAGTTTAATGAATATAAATCACCTATATTTTTACCTCAACCATCACCTGGTGATGTAGTCGATAGATCTATCAATTACCTAAATTATAGTGTTAAAGAATGGTATATGACGAATGAAAGTTATATAGACGCTATGATAGAGAAAGATAATGTTTTTATGCCTATTATGTTTAACAATAACTTAAATTTAATATTTAAAGAGCCTTGTGTTGTTACTGTTAAGGAGATATATTTTAATAACATTAGATATAAGAACCTATATTTAAAGACATTAGAAGCTATGATAGATGATCCTATTTATAATTCTATTAAAACAAAACTTATTAATATAAGAGAAACTGTTAAAGCTAGTGTACATAACATAGATATAAAATTCTTTATAATAGCTAAAATACCGCTAAATAAAGAGGAAGAAGTATATGAGTTCCTTAACTTAAAGATATATGTAGACTGGAATGCAAACAATTTTACGGACAGGAAAGGTAAAGATAAACTTAAGACATTGAGAAAGAAAGTTTTAGATGCTTATTATGTTAAATTAGAATATAGATCTACTAATAATGAAAACATAAATGTTAATCTCTGTAATCTAGAATTTGAATTAGAACCCACAAGTAGAAGTGAAAAAGATGAGTTTATTCTGTCGATATTGCACGGAGATAATGTAATAAAGAAATTTAGAGAAGATAAGAAAGATAAGTTGGAGATTAATATAGGAATATCTACGTTGAATAAAACACTCGATATAGATGTTGTTGCTAAAACTTATGACGATATTGAAAATGCATTTAAAAAAGCCATAAGTAGATATGAAGATCTAAAAGTGGATTATAACAAGTTATTCAGTACTGAAAGATTAATGCAGATTATGACCGATGTATTTAAATCTAACTTCTCTGGTAATAAAGCAACCCAATCTGCTATACAAGCCGATAAAGAAGCTATTGCTAAAGAGAAAGAAGAATTTGCTAGAGATAAAGAACTTATCAAAACCACAAAAGAAGCTCTGGAACTATTATCACCAGTTCCAGACTTCTAATCCTTTTTTCTAATTTATTTTATTAGAGACTCATGATAATGAGTGTATAAAAAACTTTATTAAAGGAGTATCAATGAACCCAATACTAAGAAACGTATTAGATAGAAATACACCTAAATTCAATTCTAACATAATGAACGGATTAGCTACTAAAATGTTAGAGAAGATAACAACCTATTTAGATAATGTAATAAAATCTGCTTTAGTTACATTAGATAAAGATTTAGAATTCGAATATCTAGGTTATAGACATCTAACACCTGAAGAAGACTTTAAAACAAACATTAATACAGCATATAGTAAGAATGAAGTAGACATAACAAAGAATTATCTGTTTAAGATAGAGTTCATATTCAGATATAAGAATTCAGAAATAAGAAAAACTGTTAGTTTACCATTTGTAGAAAGAGGAGGAGCATTACAATTATCAAGTGCTGATTACTTAATAGTTCCTGTTTTATCTCAATATCCTATAGCACCTGAAATAGGAGGAGTATTTATTAGACTATTGAGAGATAAACTTAACATTAAGAAAATGGAAAGAGTTATTTTAATCAACGGAGAAAAACATATTAGACCTATTATATATGGTAATATATTTAAGTTACAAAATGATAAGAACATTAACAAAAATCCTCCTATTATGATATATCTACTTATCAAATGGGGGTTCTTTGGGTTGTTTAAACACTATTTTAATACAGAACCTATAGTCCTTATAGGTAATGATAAAGAGGCATTAGAAGAAGGCGAAAGACTCAGAAAAGAAGGTTATATAGAATATACAACAACAGGACAGAAGCCTAGAATTGGTATATTAAGAAATCTAAATTATATACCACATGAAGTTAAAATTTATGTTAAGAAAAAAGATGTTAATTCCACTATGGAGAGCCTCATAACAGGGCTTATTTATCTATTTGACATATTTCCAACAGTAACACTTAATCTAAAAGATGTGTTAGGTAAAAAGAAAGAACCTAATACACAATTAGATCCAGTGGATATGGACGACGAAACTAGATTTTGGGTTATCTTATTAGGTAAATATGTGTTCAATAACAACTACACACCTATTAGGATATTAGAAGATATGACAGAACATATCAATATCTTAAATGGTTATTTGGATAATATTATCAAAGAGAAACTAGAAGAGAAAAACATTTATGTAGAGGATTTCTTCGAACTACTATTCTACGCTGTCGATCACTTCAACGAGTTGACTATGTTTTTAGAATCTCATCTATCCGATATAAATAACAGATATATAGAGATTCTATATTACATTCTATTCGACTTTATTGTAAGTATTAACAAAGCATTCTTAGAATTACAAAGAACAGCAGCTAAAGGTAAACTAAGTGAAAAAGAGGCAGCTAGAATATTTACAGATTACATAACACCTAAGAAAATATTCAACCTTATCAAAGCGGGTCAGATTAATATTGCTGTCATGCCTAACAACGATTATAGTGGTGATAACTATTATTGGAAAATGACAAGCATACTAGAGGATTAACTTTGGTTCTCTTTAAAGGCGGTTAATTGCGGGAAAGCCCTAAAGCCTTGCATACCAACTCACACTGGAAACAGATGTGGGGGCCTGTCTAACCAACAGGGTATGGTAAAAAGTGTAAGGATGCAATAATGGGTGATCCGCAGCGAAGCACCTAAGGGTTATAAACCTATGGCGAACGTTCAACGACTAAATTTTAACAGGAGTTAAATGACCAAGACTTCTGTTAAAGAGAGAGGTCAAGCGACCTCGTAAAGCCGCCCAGTAGCTTTATGCTACTGAAGATATAGTCTCAACGTTGTATACTAACAGCCCTATAGTATACAACCTTCCAGGATGTGTAAACCCTGGTCGTCTAGGGAAACCTAGAGCAGCGGGTAAAGCCGCGGCGTAGGAGTAGCGACCCTACGTGAAGATATTGCAAAACAGGGCAATAGGCGTCCATCGCGCTTCTAATAAAAATAGTAATAACACTTTACCTAAAAATACGAGAATATTAAGAGCCGAGGACTTGGTATTTGGAACTATGTTAAATCTTAGGAAAAAATATCCATCTCCTAGATTTACATTTAATCCATTTGTAAAAGTAGATCTTAAAACAGGTAAATTTATTTTGGATAAAGAAGATCAAGACTTCATAAATGCTCTAGAAAATAAATTAAGTAAGAAATTTGAAGATAACGAATTGGCAGAAAATGTATTAGGAGATATGGAAATAAAAGACTAGAGTAGGTTTATACCTACTCTAGCTATTTTTTATTTTTTCGTATATAGGAAAGGATAATGAAAAAACCTCATGTGGCAAGAACGTTAAATCTACATAAGGTTCTAATATCTCTTTATAAGAATTAAACAGAGTTTCTATCTGTTCTGGTTTATCTACATCTATATTAACATTTTCAAATATAGCAGGAGTATATAATTTAACTTCTGGAACTTTTATGTTATAAAGGAACTTATTAACCATAATCCATTCAAAACCTCTATACATAAACATAACATCATATTTACCAGATTTCATATTGTTTACTAAAGTAGTGTTGTCTTCTTTTACAATCTCTATATCATCATGTCTTAATATAGTAACAGTTGTTAATATAAACCTCAATGTCTCTTTTTCTTTTTCTGTTAATGTATAAGGAAATGTGTTAACATATAGTTTAACTTTCACTTCATCTTCTGTTAGTTTTTTAGATTCTAATAGAACTGTTTCAGCATTTATTATATTAGTAACATTAGTTAATTTACTTCTTTTAAGTATCTTTTTGAATTTATTTTCATTGTTAAGAATTTTATTATAAATATATCTAAAATAACTTGTAGGTATATTAACTAAACCTAAAGTCATTCTACCATAATATAGAACTTTATCTTTTTTTATCATATCGATAAAATTAAGGTTTTTATATTTTACATTTTGAAAAAAGTTCTCTAATACACTAAAACGTATGTCGAATAAAGACTCAAGGTCTACATAAATATTGTCTCCTATTTTTATACCTATGTTCTCCATCATCAACTCCTTTTTATTTAAAAAAATGTAACAGTCAGGTTCTTATAATAGAACCTGACTAAAATCCGTTACTTTTATAAAGACTACCTATATCCATATTGTCTAGTTTATTGTCTAACTCTTCTGTCTTATCAAACATTATTTCTGACACTATTGTTTCTTCATCCTTTTTCTGTTTAACATATTCTAATAATACTATCTGTTCAAGAACTGTCAAGTTTTTAAATTCTGTATAAGATATACCTGTTGTTTTAAATATATCTAACTTAACATATGTTTCTATAGAATCAAAAAGCGTTGATATAAAGTTAGGGTTAGTTTCAGGTTCATATTTTATAGCATCTATATTATTCTTAGAATTAACTTTTAAGTTTAATAGAAATCTATATAGTTTCCTGCGTATGATTTGTAATTCTATACCTCTATACTTCTTAGGAGGTATGTGTTTAAAAACTATGTCTAGAAATCTTTCTATATTAGTTATAATGTTATTACTAGCGGACTGATAAAAGAAATCAAGTTCTTTTAATTTACCATACTCTTCAAATCTCTCCTTACAAATGTTTTCTAATAACCTGTTAGTCTTAAGTGTTAAGCTATCGTCTGCTTTTCCATAATCACATTGTAACGAGAATTTACTAACAAAAAAAAGTACTCGTATACCGCTATAGGAATAATAGCATCTTCTGATTGTGTTGCTCTACATTTAGGACAAGTAAAATTAGGTATACCTATAACTGTTAATAATTTTCTATCTAAGAATTCTATAAGTTTATCTTTAATAATCTTACTGAATTCTATAGAACTATCGAATACTTCTAATGCTTCTACGATCTCCTCTATAGACTCTAATCTAGCATCATCTATCCTAATTTCTTTAAATAGATGTGTGTATGATTTTAAATAGAATGTTCTTAATATTCTTTCTTTAGCATTCTCTTTAGCATCTTCATCTTTAACATTAAGTTTGTTTATAACATTGTCTAAATATTCTTCTATTTGTTCCACTAGGTTATAACCCAACTCTAAATATCTATTAACACTACAACTCTGTAATGTTATATCTATTCTGCTTCCGTCTTCGCTATCTAAAGTAAAAGATAATGGTTCATTTGTAGTTAATGTTTCTTGGTATTCTTTAACTTCGTCTTTGGTAACAGAGTTAGGTTTTCTTTTTGACATTTGTGAAATATGATCTTTTGTAAATTTTGTTTTATCTACCCAGAATAGTTTATCTATATCAACTTTAACTCTTGCTTTATAAGTACATTTTGGTAATCCTGTATTTTCATCTACTACAGCATTATTTTTACATGGGACTATAATATCCATGCCTTTAGGATACATAGATTTAGCAATACCCCACGCTATAGTATAAAGATCATTTATGTTTATATAATCTAAAATATCATCTTCATCATCTAGTTTAAGGGTTGTGTTAATGATAATATCATTAAGTAGGTTAGTTATCTTCTCTACATAAGGTAGATTAACTAATGTGTTAACTATACCTAAAGTAGACTTGTTGAGTTCAGAGATAGCATTAGATAAATCTAAACCTAAGTTAATTATCTCTGTGTCTTTAAGAGGTCTTACTGTTATCCAAAACCCACTATGATACAATGGTATTTGTGTTATAGCTCCTACGCCTGTAGCTTTTACTAATTTTAACAATGCCGCTTTACCAGTTCTAGCTCTTTTGCTTGTCGTAAGTTCTCTTATAGTTAAATTAACATTCTCTTCATCTTTTACTTCGTTAGTAACATCCTCTAATTTTTTATAACCGATATCATGTTCGTTAACCATATCCCTAGTTGCTTCTTCTATAGCAAAAGAAAATTGTGTCTCTTGATCAGCTTTACTCAAAGCTTTGCTATCAACATTTTTTATAAATTCATCTATTTCTTTTCTAGTGGATGTTGGAACATATCTTTTTTCTCTATAGTTAACCACTTTGTTAAAATCAACTTTTTCTACATTCTTAAATACAAGGTCTGGGTTAAATAAACCCCCTGAAGTATTATTTTCCATTTTTGTCTCCTTTTTTAGTTTTTTCAACTTCTTCTGCTAAGTTACCTGCAAATGTGACAATAGTTGTATCCAAATAGTTAGTTATTTTTTCTATAAAACCTTCATAAGCTAAATTAGCGTTAATAAATAAAATCATTATTTTTTCATCATCGGTAGACACTTCACCTGTTCTAAATACTACTTCACCTTTGTTGTTTTTAACTGTATGTAGAGATTTGATCTCATCTAGTTCGTTTTTAAATTGTTCTATAGACTTAGAAATAGCTACTAAATCATTGCCTAATTTTTCATTACTGTTTATATATTTAGCATATTTAGTCGTCATCTCTTTTAGCCTATCTACAGTTTCTTTTAAAATATTAACAGCATTTTCATGCACTACTATAAGATCATCCCACTTAACCACTTCTTTATTCTTATTGTTGTTATTGTTCTTAATAACTAACTTTTTTTCTTTTTTACCCATTATAACTCCTTATTGTTTTATTCTTTCTACAGGATTCAATGTATGAAGTAGGTTGTTAAATTATTTGTAAAAAATTTCACTTATATATCATTAATACGAAGCTCTAGAAACTTCCTGCCGGTTTCTAGGGTTTTGCGCAGGCAGGGGTGGATAAAATCGCCACCTAAAATAAAGATTTGGGCGGCCGAACCAGCCTAACCAGCTGGTATCCCCCGGGAGCCGGTGCCGTA